TAATGTATTTTTCCAGGGTCTGTTTTTTCAAAGCATACGCTTTTAAAATTTCGTCCATTACAAGATATATAAGCCAGAGATTATATATATTTTTTATAAATGAGGGCACCACGCGACGAAGACACGCGAATCTAAGACACATTAAGCACGACGGTATAGGTTCTTTGGTTAATCACACTCGTTCCAGTAGGTACCTTGGTGCGTTGATCTGCCGCAGGATTAATCGTCAATTTAAACGATATAGTATCCCCCGTAATAATAGGCATCTTATAATATCCGTCCTGAACCGAGTTGTAATTGTAGTTGCCGCTGATATCAACGAATCTTCCAGGTGCAGCGGTCATGAGAATATTAAACATTTCACGAGAAATATTGCTCGTGGAGAGATCGTCCTTGAAGTATTTTTTACCGGCTCCGTCAGTAGACATTCCAGCTAAACTTCCCGTGGTAATATCAATGCTACCAATCAAGGTGTCAATTTCTGTTGCCACTGCAGCACATTTCGCATTAATATCGGATACCACTGCGTCTTCATTAGTGAACATATCCGCCCCTAAATATGTACCAAATAACTGTCTCGCCAAATCACGAATAAAATCCTTACTGACATTGTCATTGGCCACATAGAAATTCGAGGTGACGGTTCCGTTGCTGGGGTTAATGACTGTACTGAGATTCGACCAGGGTGTTTTATTCACATAGTAGTAAACGAACGAAGCATCCACCGTAATATCTGTATCTGCGCGAAAAAAGAAAACACTCTGAAGTAATGCCGCACTGACCGAGGTAGTAAGCGTGATGGTCGCGTCGGTGGTGATGGTAGGAGTATAGGCGGGGATTTGGGCCGCAGTAACCAGGGTCACTTCACGATTGAACGCGTTCAGAACAAAATTAACCATTCTGTTGTATATAATCCCTAAATATTTTAAAAATAATCCAGGGAATGATTATGAATACAAAGTTTCGATTTCTAAAGTTAAAGAGAAATTATTCCCATTCAAGTCGATCACGTCACCGAATCGGGTAAGTATTCTAAAATGAAGTTTCTCCAGTCGCACCGGTCCGAAATAGTTTCTTTTTTTAAACATTAAATCGCTTCCGTTATCTGTGATGCTTGTATATTGCCCGCTGGTAATGACAATTTTCGCAAAAATATTATTACTCAAATTGTATTCGCCATTATACGAAACAATCGCATTGGAAGCAACGTTTTTTTGAAAATCGTCGAGTTCTAAAAAGAGATATTGGAAAAAAGAAGACCCGTAAGACGATTCGCTTTCTAAGTAGGCTACATATGTTTGAAATTGTGTGTCAATGATACGTTCCGAGATGTTTTCGTCTCTTTTGATGGTGTAGAAATATTTGCGAAACCCTAACGTCCAACCAATTGTTTTAGTCAGTGGGTATAATGGCAAACCCGGAATAGTGAAATCGATTGTGAAATAAAATTGTTTGTCAGGGCTGATGTCTGTATTCGTATATGGACTAAAAGGATATTGAGCTGGGTTATTCTCATCTCCTATGTTTATACCCGCAAAAAATTCAGTTTTCGCATTGAATTCGTTTACAGAAATTCCTATATATTGCAACCCACCGAAGGTGTTGGCAAAATAGTTGCTTAGCGCAAGTTGAAATTTATCTGCTAAGTAGTTCCCTTCGGGGATTTCAATGACATGTTTGATCGGTTCTTCACTAATAATAGTATCATCTAACATGTCCGGAACATTGTAACACGTAATCGTGAAGATATTCGAGTGGTCATACTTTGCAAACAAATACCAATTATTCGGAAGTTCGATGGAAGAAAGTCTGATGGAAACGACATTATTGATCGGTTCCGACAATTTATATATAAAGTTCGACGGCTCGGTGGTGTATAAATTAGGACGAAATAATGAGTCCACGCATAATACTTTTGTTACAGTATTTACAGTCGTTGGATTTATTTTGTCAAACATGATGTCTTATGGTTAATATATACTACTATTTACAAAATAATTTTTCTTAAATCATACTGGCTCGTATATTAATACTGGCTAATTTTGCAGGATCAAACACTCCGTCCGGTGGAAAACCATACTCTTCAATATACAGTAAATACTGCGGATCAATAACAGCAGATACGGATGCAGTCACGGAATAGTCTCCCAACACACTGGTATTCGCTTTCGTATTCAAGTCATTTAAAAACACGGTCAATCTGTCCATGTCATCTAAAATACCCGCACGTTCTTTCACTACACTGTAACTCTGTTTTACATCATCCAGTTCGACATTCTGGACAGACGCTCGTTGTAGTCCTTGAAGAACAGATAATGTAGAAGTTCTTATCATTTCATATTCCGTATTGGCACTGCGAAGTCTCCCTAAAGAGATTGACAATGATGAGAATTTTTGATTTGTCAATCGTTCTTTTAATGTAATGAAATCTCCCGCTGCATACAGTTTTGACAATCCCGCCAGTTCCACATATATAACGCGCAAGTCTGCATCTAATACTCCAGTCGGAGCTGATCCACCTGCTACATTTTTAGTAAACATCGTGGTGCTACTTGTTCTCGTAGCAAATGACGACGCACTGGCTCTAGCCGAAGATCGAAACATTTATATTATTCTGACAAAATATTAACCGGACAAAATATTAACCGGACAAAATATTAACCGGACAAAAAAACAACAACCTGTTATCACGCAGAACACATTTCACATACATGATCCTGCGGTTCTTTCGGTACTGCTTTTTTCTCCGGTTCGATGGTGAATTGCTGGGCATGATGCCGAGGACGTCTGCGCAAATAATATATACCGGTTTTCAATCCTTTGTTCCAGCTATAAAAATGCATAGACGTCATGGTATTGTAATTCGGATCTTCCAGCCATAAATTCAAACTCTGACTCTGGCAGATGAATGCGCCTCTGTCCGCCGCCATATCAATCAGATCTTTCATTGGAATTTCCCAAACGGTCCGGTATTTTTCGCGAATTTCCGGTTCTAAATAATCAAACGATTGAACACTGCCATTATTCGCCACCATGTTATTTTTGAACGTTTCATTCCATCGATCCTTTTCCAACATTTCCTTCATCAGATGTTTATTCACCATAATGAATTCTCCCGCCAAAGTACGCCGACTATATATATTGCTGGTAATCGGTTCAATACATTCATTATTTCCTAATATTTGCGAAGTAGATGCAGTGGGCATGGGCGCCACCAGCAATGAATTACGCAGTCCATTTGCTTTGATATCTTCTTTCAATACATCCCAATCATATCGACTGTTTCCCGGATGTGCGTTTTCCCACATATCGAATTGTAAAATACCAAACGAAGCGGGTGATCCTTTAAACGTCTCGTATGGCCCAAACTCTTTCGACAAATGACAGGATTCAGTCAATGCCGCATGATAGATCGTTTCGAATATCCGTTTATTGATGGCTTTGGATTCTGTACTCGAAAACGAAAGATTCATTAAGAAAAAAACATCGGCTAATCCCTGTACTCCCAATCCAATGGGTCTATGGCGTAGATTACTTTTTTCTGTTTTCGGAGTGGGATAGAAATTAATATCAATCACTTTATTCAGATTACGCGTGACGATCCGAGTGACTTTATGGAGTTCTTCGTAATCGAACGTATGCACGTCTTTTACGAAAGACGCCAACGAAATACTGGCTAAATTACACACGGCAGTTTCGTCTTTATCGGAATACTCGAGGATTTCGGTACATTGCGAAGTACGTATGCCATTGAAAATACCTGCATGCGCTTTCGGTTCGGTAAAACAAAACGAATCGTCTATTCTCGAGGATGGAACCACTTTGACCACACGGACATTCGGATTCATTCTCAACGAATTCAGTTCTTCTTCGGACAACGGCAAATGATTTATAAAATCGAACGTACTGAATTTGAAAAACTCGCCGTGTGCTTCTTGCAACCATCGCAATTGTTCCATTGTAATCAATAGTTCAGCGACGGCCACTTTTCCCGAATCAGGTTCTTTCAAATCATATAAGATTGTATTTATTCCACACGTTTGTAACAGGAATTTCACATCTTCCAAGAAGATCCGCGATACACTGTACGCCATCACACAATCGTCGTGTTCATCTATAGCAATTGCGACAAAAGGTTCAATGAATCCGGCAAACCATTGCAGTTTTTCTTTCAAAGAATGATTCATCGGAACATATATTTTTTGCGCAATATTGTCAGGTTTTATTTTCAAATTGTTTTTCCCCGCTTCACATCCTTCCATTTGCGGAGACTTTATAGGGTAGAGGAACTGTTCTTTGCCATCAATCACCGGGAATTTCGACGTCTCCAATAAATCCCCCGGTAACAAATCTTGCGCTTCTTTCAGCACACATTTCCCCGACCCGTCTCGAATATAAAATCGATGTCCAGGCGTACAAACCAAAGAAGATCCATCCGAAGTTGATACTTCGATAAACGAAACATCCGTGCCAGTTTTGAATATCTCTACTTCGCTGAATTCTTGTCCATTCCAGACTTCTACTTTCCTCGCCTGGTCATATTCTGGAGTATTTGGAGGATAATTTCCTGGATACAAAGAAACGATGGGGAAATACCCGTCTTTCGTGAGAATTTGCGTTTCCGGACAAACACATAGATTCGATGACTTTATGACTCCTACGTTTTTCTGGTTCGATTTCTCGTTGCACGTATCTTTGTACAATAAATAAGGAGTGCCCGTTTCCATTTGCGAATCTAATATTTGAAACCATAAATCACGTGCGCCTAACGTTTGCCGACCTTTTCCTTCTGATTCATACTTTTCATATAATGTCTCGAATTCGACACCGATACAATCGGAAAGACCAGGACATTCCGCTGGACAAAAAAGAGTCCATTTCTCACCGGACTTTACTCTCTTCATGAATAAATCCGGTACCCACAACGCATAAAACAAATCTCGGGCTTTCAATTCTTCGTCGCCGTGATTTTTACGCATTTGCAAAAACATTTCAATATCCGCATGCCAAGGTTCGAGATAAATGGCAATAGATCCATTTCGTTTTCCTCCCCCTTGATCGACATATTTGGCCGTATTGTTGAATACTTTTAACATGGGAAGAATCCCGTTCGATGTTCCATTTGTCCCGCGAATTTGACTTCCCGCCGCACGGACATTATGGATATGGAGTCCAATGCCACCCGCCCATTTCGAAATCAATGCACAATCTTTCAATGTATTGAAAATACCATCTATACTATCCTCTTCCATCGCCATCAAATAACAAGAACTGAGTTGTGGGGTAGGAGTCCCCGCATTGAATAACGTCGGAGTAGCATGTGTAAAGTATTTTTGAGACATGTATTGATAGGTTTCTTCCACTCTTTCCCAATCGCGATCATGGATTCCGATCGCGACACGTAACCACATATGTTGCGGTCTCTCGACAATACGTTTATTGATCTTCATCAGATATGACTTTTCCAGTGTTTTGAATCCGAAAAAATCGATTAGATAGTCGCGATGATAATCACATAGCGCGTCGAGTTTTTCTTTTCCGTAATAGATGATGGTTTTATAGAATTTCGGAGAGACTAAAGGATACACTTGACCATGTTGATCTTTGTATTGATATAACTCCTTCATCACCTGGCTAAAGGAATTCTTTGTGTTTTTATGATGATTGGAAATAGTAATTCGACCCGCAAGAGTATTATAATCTGGATGTACGGATGACATGGACGCACATTGTTCGGCAGTGAGTTCGTCGATTTTTGTGGTGGATATTCCATCGTACAATTGGTCAATGACTTTAATCGCCAATGCGGAATAGTTTATTTTGATATTGACTTCTTGGCCGACTTTTTTGATTCTCTTCAAGATTTTATCAAAAGACATGATTTCGCGATGATTGTTTCTTTTTGTGACGTACATCTCGGAATCTTCCGCAAGCGGAGCAGACGAAGCCATTTTCGATTGTTGGGATATATAATAATAACGGACTTTTTATTTATATACGTTCTGTATTCATTTTAATCAGAAGAATAGAAATAATAAGTTCCATGGATACTATTACAATAATACTTATTTATAGTTATAAATAAATTCCATGCAAATAAACATAAAAAACAAATGAGACTTTATACAAAATGCAAATAGATATATCCCGAGACAAACTTGCGTGTTTCGTACACAGCACGACGTTGGATTTATGGAAAGATACATTTCTCATTGAACTCCTGGATCGTATGAAATCGTCGGGGTTATTAGCCAGAATGGATCATGTTTGTATTGTAAATACGGGTCAGCCGATAGATACTGCGAAATTCGAAACGATTTATGCACCGGCCAAAGTAATATATTATACGGAAAATACAATGGAATTCGAGAACGTGACGATTCGACTTCTTTCCGTCTTTGCAAAACTCCATCCCGATTATAAAATTCTGTATATGCACACAAAAGGCATTTCTTATGGATCGGACCATGTTTTCTATAACGGCGTGAAAGCGTGGAATCAATTCATGATGTATTGTTTGGTGGATCAATACGAGAAATGTCTGCCGATTTTGAAAGTATATGATACAGTAGGTGTTAATTATCGACCTCTCGAACATGGGAATGGGCAGCATTATTCGGGGAATTTTTGGTGGGCGACGGCGGAATATATAAAGCATTTGCCGATCCACTATCTGAAAGATAAATACCATCCCGAATTCTGGCTTTTACAGAACAATCCTCTTTTTTTCAATGTCCATACGATCGAACATATGTACGAACAAGCATATCCTCCGGAAAATTATCGGGAATGCGTGCAGTCCGGATTTGAACACGGGATTTTTTTCTGTAAAGTCGGGTTCCCATATACCGGTCTATGCAACCAATTATTTAATATTGTGAATTCGCTGGTGATTGCAGCGGTGCAAAGCGGTCATAAAGTGGTCATTTTAGACGATTTCATAAAAGATATTCATACATTAGAACCGATTTCCGCAAACGAGGTGTTGGATATAGAGAAAACGAACGAGGAACTGAAACCGTACAATATTCGTTTGATTTACAAGAAAGATGTGAAAATGACGCTCGACAAAGTAGAATACGGATTGAAAGATGTTCATGTAGTCGATATGACGCAAACGGTGAGAGAACGGTTTTATGTCGAGAACCGGTTATATATCCCACAATGGACCGGAATGAACGACGTATTGGGAAGCGATCCGTGTCCTCAGATGCGAAAACAAATATATGTCTATTATTCTTTGAATGGCATTCCTTTCATGAAAACGTTTCATGAACGTAAATTGATTTTCAACGAACCGATTGAAATCAATCATTTACAGCAGTACTACGAACATAAATCCTGCAGACATGTGTTGGATATCACGTCTCCATGGTTGACGCGAATCAGTAGAGACGACGCAAAAGAAATGAAACCGTTCTTTGATGCGTTTTTAAACTTACTGCATTACCATAAACGATTCTCTATAGAGGCAAATGCGTTCATGGAAGCGATTCGGAACAACAGGAGGGAAGAAAAGGAAAAAATCAATGTTTTCCATGTGAGAAACGAGATGGACGCAATGATCCATTGGGCAAAACTGAATCATATGACCGTAGAACAATACCGATTCGCTTACGAAATGACCTTTTTAAATCTGGTTCGAACACATGCATCCAAAGAAGATGATGTGAATATCGTACTGACGTCTCTCGTGGAACACAATGATATCATTGAGACGATGAAAAAGGAAGGGTATAACGTATATGTTCGACCGAATATCGAGGAGTTCGGGAGGGAAATGAACGGCGTAGTCGATCTATTGTTGGGAAAATATTGTACGAATTATTTGATTGGTAATTTCCATCATTCATCATCGTCACCCGGGAAAAAATCGTTCAGGGGAGGATCGACGTTCAGTTATGTTCTGTATAACCAGTTGGAAGGGAATGTTCATGTACGTCCATTGTTTATAAATATGGACAATATACGGGAAGAGCGGTAAAATAATATATTTAGCAAATATATATTATTTCATTATGAAGCCGTTGAATTTAAGAGTCGTTCTCTTGTTGGGAGGAATCTTCTTGATCACCTTAGCGTTTCAAATATTTCAGAGATATACTGTTGAAAATTTTGTTACGGCGCCTGCTACCACGCCTACTACTACGACATCCGCACTAACACCCAATGTGGTCACTCCCACTGCAAATGAAACGCCTGGGTCCGCTGGAGTAACTTTTTATACTATTCCTGTGGGGAACAACCAATTTATTAAATTAGAAATACCTGTCCAACCGGCAACTGGTGTCAGTGTTCCTCAAGGTCCAGTACCTGTAACTACTACCCCTCCTATAAAATAAAATAAGTTTTTTATTTACCAATCTAATTTAATCAGTTTGACTACAGGTGGTATATGACTTGAATATTCTATGAGGTCAGGTTTATTAGTGTTTTTATTGTTCGTAGTCCTCGATTTCGGCGCACGATGTATATATCCTTCTTTCCTTTCTTTCAATACAACTCCCCACTGTTGATTTATAAGAGGGATAGCTCCGTGGAACCAAACCGCATTCCGCTCCACCTCCACACACGATATTTCATCAAGATACCAGTAATTTTTTTCGTATAAAACATGACTGTCTCTCCACTCCTCGCTCGTTTTCTCAATCCATTCTTCTATATCGGTAATCGACAAGGGCATATACACGTATTTCGATTTATGGAATTCGGTATTTTTCGCCAGGAAAAACAAAATGATTCCCTTGTACTTGACCGTGTCGTCTTTTAAATACCCTTCGAACGTCGGGTATTCTTTGAAACGTGTCTCCACGAAATCACACATTTCCAATTGACATACCTCCAATTGTGTTTGCATTTGAATCCAGTACTCTTCTGACGGAATCCCGTCGATATCACGGTTAAATATGTTTTTAATTTCCACCAATCGTCCATATCGGTCGGAAGACGGATCCGTCACAATTCCATCGGGCGATGCGCCAATAGGTAAAGTTGGATGAGGAAGACATCCGTAATTCGTATTCACTTTGGTTTTGAACATATCTTCATAGATGAGTACAGTGACGGGTTCGTATTTAATCCCCCAATTTCGCGCATTGGGCATAAGAACGTCATTCGTTTGTTGTGTATTATCATTAACTCCTCTACATTTTTCATAGATCAAACTATTCAGTTGAGAAGGTGACCCGAATAGTTTCCATAAATTACTCGCACTAAACCGGTCATAGCGTAGAGCGTACCATTCCTGACTTCTTTGTACCTGGACGGGGAATTCGCCAATACGGTTCAAGGCTCTCTCGATTTCAGGTTTCGTAAAGACACAGGTAGAATATTCTCCCGACTGACGTGAGGGAATACCATATTCTTCTAAAAACGTCTTGCAAAACGACGTCACCCATTCGAAAAGCTCTTCCTCGTGATCGTCCTCGTCCTCTAAAACCCATCCTTCTTCGATGGCAATCACGACAATGTATTCGTACATATGCGTGGTAAAAATATCCATACAATGAGGACTGGAGAAGAAAGAGGAATCGCACTCTACATACTCTTCGGCCAATTCATACCACACTTCGGTTATTTCATTGATTTCGTCTTCGGTTAACTTCTTCATCGGGTTGATATAGTATATATGAGGCGAATAAGTTTATATTGCTTTTGAATCTTCTTTGACTTCTTCTACATTCAATTTTTCAATAGAACGTTTCGGAGTGAGCGATTTCAAGGTCGATTGGCGTTTTACATCGGCACGAATAGTAAATGCTTTGCTAATCACATGGTAGTATAAACCGGGAATTTCCGTGATTTCGTGAGTGTTCTTGTCATACACGACTTCTTTCGCTTTCTGCAGTTTCTTTTTCTCGAGGGCGTCGGAGAAGAAATGTTTCAGCTGTTTGATTTCCTTGACGGAATATTTATGTTCCTTTCCGTATTTTTCAGAGAAATGGTGGAGTTTTTGGATCTTTAGCGTCTTGTTCAATTTATTCCACGACTCTGTTTTATTGTGGGTATTTTCTTGGTCTAATAGAGTATCGATATTAACTTCATTTTCTGTCGCTGTCGCTGTCGCTGTAGAAGACATGGATTGTCTTTATTATATATATTATCCAAATGATATATTCATTATCTTTTCATAAGTGTTGTTGTTTCTTTTGTATACTATATGGATGATATAAACGACGTGGGAGAATGCAAAACGATACAGATGCCTTCCATTAATAAACGCAATAAAAAAAAGGGAAAAAAAGAACGGATCCCGCCAAAAGAACTGATCCCGCCAAAAAAACGCATCATTACCCACCAACTCCAATGGGTGAATCATATAACCAGCGACGATATTCAATTTACGGGTCAGCTGGTATTCTTGGCCGATGACAAAGCAGAATCAGCAGAAGGAGAAGCAGCAGATGGATTAGGAGAAGCAGAAGATCAAGAACAAGAAGAAGAAAAAAAACAAATAAACAAGAAAAAAACGATCATGTTGAGAGAACTCCGTCGGAAAATCGAAGGGTATCGTCACCAAGATACGCTGAAAAACATCTTTGACAGTGAAACATTTGTGGATTTGGATCATGTGTTACAATTGCTGCGAGAATGCAACGAGAAATGTTTTTACTGCAAAGAATCGGTTAAAATATTATACGACGTGGCGAGAGATCCCAAGCAATGGACGTTAGAACGTATTTATAACGAGAGAGGACATAATAAAGATAACGTGGAAATCGCTTGTCTTTCTTGCAATATCAAGAGACGAACAATGTTTTACGAGAAATATCGGTTCACGAAACAAGTGAAATTCGTCAAGGAGCTTTAGGTGTTTTTTATATCGTTCTACAATATAAGATAAGAGAATGAAAATGAAAATGAAAATGAACGGGATTCGAAAATATTCAGGGTATATCGTGATTGCCGTAGTAGTCGTGTTTTTATTCATCCTTTTATGCTATGTGAACTATAATTCCTTATCGTCGAAAGAATCTTTTGAAGAACAACCACGAAGAACTGATACACTCTATATCGACGGGAGTAATAATATAATAAACTCCGCAACAGGGAAAAACTTTCCTGGATTCAAAGCACTGTATCGAGGCAAATATATGTTAAATGGGCAAAAACTGGGGAAACACAGCGTAGATGTTATTTTCCCGCCATCCCCGCCACCAACACCAACAACAGAACCAAATCCAAATCCACCACCACCAACACCAACAACAGAACCAAATCCAAATCCACCACCAGCAACACCAATATCAATAAATAGCATTAAAACTAAATTCAAATCAAATAATATATAAACCGAATTATACTTTCACACAATGACGTATGAAAATATATACAGCAAATTGCGATCATTCTGCCGATTACAACGAGTCCCACATACCATCTTTTACGGCTCTCCGCATTGCGAGAAAGAGAAAATAATGATTCAATTTCTAAACATGATATACGGCGACGAGAAATATTTCGCGGAGAATGTCATGTTTGTGAACTGTGCGCATGGCAAAGGGATTAAATTCACACGAGACGAAATCAAATTCTTTGCGAAAACCAATGCCCAACCCGGAATACCTTTTAAATCGGTGGTACTGTTAAACGCCGATCATCTGACTATAGATGCACAATCTGCACTAAGGAGATGTATTGAACAATTCAGTAAAAACACCCGGTTTTTCATCGTCGTCGAAAATAAAAATAAATTACTCGACCCGATCATCTCTCGGTTTTGCGAAATATATGTTCCGACTCTGGATAATTGCGAGAGTAGTAGTGGCAGGAACAATGAACGTGTGCGCCTAATCACCCCTTTCCTCGAGGTATTTTCGAATAGATGTGCAACCACCACGCAAAAATCCCATTCCAAAATGGTACATGTTGTCAATGAATTATATGAAAACGCATTTTGTTGCAGCGATATTATAGACTGGGTGCAGACCCGCGATGAATGGACGAATTTGGAAAAAGCGAATATCGGGATGTGTTTTTCCAAAGTGAGGGTCGAGTATAGGTGCGAGAAATTATTGATGTTGTTCGTTTTATCGATTATGGTGAACGAAGCCCAGGTCGATTTAAGCAAAATCTCTTTTTTATAAACAGAAAGAAGAAAAACACTTAAAGGCTTAAATCAAAGGTAGAATAAATGGACGATTTCGTTCTTTCGAGTTTACATGAATCCAAAAATGAATGGTGTGGGAGATTGGTTTCTATCCTGACTCCTTTAGTTTCGGAAGGAATTCGATCTATTTTTGACGAAGCCTGGTTAATGTGCAAGGAGAGCGGCGAATTCTCCAAATATCTCATGACGTTTCAAAATATGCTCGCGCAGATCCCGAAATGGAATAATATCATCGTTGAACAAGAGCGGAAAAGAATTATTGAGAAAAGTGGCTGTAATTATTTAGAGGATTTAATCACGTGTGTTCATATCATACAGTTGAAAGTCCTCACTTGTATTCGCGTCGGCAATAAACAAAAAAAGATCGATATTTCCATCCCGAAATTGGATTTATTCATACACCGTGTCTATATCCACGTCGCACGGAAAGTCTATAGCAATATCTATTTATTTGAGAAAGATATCAGTGGCTTATTGGTGCAAAAGAATCGTCGTGAATTGGAAATCATTATCCAGGAATGTATTTTGAATTCTATTCGAGAGAGTATTCCCACCGAAGCAATCATTCGTGCGTATTTGGATGAATCGTTAGAAGACGAAGAAGTAGTCACGATTGAACCAGTGATAGAAGAAGACAACGAAGAAGACGAAAAGAAAGATAAGAAGGCGGAAGAAAAGAAAGAGGAGGTAAAAGAAGAAGAAGAGATAGTACCGGAAGAATTACCGCCTGTCCTATCCGTGGATAATTTAAATAATGAAAAAGTCGTTACACGATTGACATTCAATGATGTAGATGGTGTGTCCGATGGCTCATCTATTACTGCACCGAAAACAATAGACCGGCTTGAAAAATTAAGCGCCGACAGAAACGAAAAAAGGAAAGAAGAAGAAGAGAACGAAGAAGACTATCAGGCTAAAAACGGAAAACTGAAAATCCACATGGATGACGATATCGACCTGAACGATGTGTTTGATTTGGACAAACCATCTTCTTCTTCTTCGTCCGATTATGTTTCTTTAGGCGACATCACTGATATGTAAGAATATACGTTTAGAAAGGATCTTATTTATTCTGTAACTACGTATAGATGGAAAAAGCTTTCATTTTGGCTGTGGCGATAAGTGTGCTTTACTCTATTATAAAGTATTTGGAGATGCGGTTTTTAGAACAGAAAATGAAACCTTTAAGAGAAATAGTGAGAGACGTGCTGATGGTTTCCGTGGCCGCTTTTGTTTGCTCGTTCGTGTTTATATACAATAAAAATAAAATTGATGATTTTGTCGCCGTCGTAACGAATACGAATGTATTGAAACCGGAAAACACACAAGTATTCACCGGAGTGCCCGGATTTTAAACACACACACACACACGCAATGTATATATATGATATTAAATATTATATATAGAGATAGTATATTACAAGCATCATGTCTAGTAGTCCTCCTCCGCCTCCGCCAAAAGAAGAAGTCGCAGTTCTGAAAAACGAAATGACCTTGTCTGAAATAATAGTGGATTTTTTACGTGCAGATAGGAATGGCACCAAAAAAGAAATTGCCCCGAAAGTTAAAAAACTGGTCTCTTTACTTCCTCTTATGAAACGTCACGAGGAAACAATCACTCATTTGGAAAACATGGAAAGGTTGTTCGGAAAAATTGTCGCCGACAAACAGATCAATGTGATGGATGTAAAGGAAATCATCGAATTGTTGAAGGAAATGTATATCATTTATGATACCATGCGAGTGACAGTGACCGCAGAAGAAGTCGAACAAGTATTTAAATTATTAGTGGAGGTGTTTATACAGTATAAACTTGGAAATGAAATGACGGCCGAAGAGAAAGAATTGCTTATCGGTTCCATCTACACCATTCTTTCCTTATGCACTCAAATGATTGATTTAAAGGAAACCACGAAAAAGATAAAGAAACAGTGCCGTTTTTTGCCATGCTTCTAAGAAGTCGAAGACGACGACTAAGAAGTCGAAGAAGAAGAAGAAGAAGACCATTGCAATGGATTAAACGGTAGAACCGATAGAGATTGTCGTTTATTTTTCCAGGCATTCACATTGGCCACCCCATCTTTCTCGAATTGCACCAAATATTCTTTACTGTTCGGTGCAATCCCTACTGCTTTCATTTTTTCATCCGGTTTTATTCCGAAACAATTCACTCCATATTTCGTCGCGGGGTTTTGAATAAATCCTCCATTAATTCCTGGCCGACCACACATATTTTTCGTCGTTGGATCCTTCTGTAGTCTCGACCATGTCTCGTGCTGTGTGGGGAAAAGCGCCAGTTGATCCTCGCTCCATCCGTAACCACACCATTCTCCTCCTTTTTTATATGCCGCTTCTATTTCTTCGTACGAAGCCAATCTCGAATCAAGGGACGCACAAATATGTTTTGCATCGCCGTACGTGTACAAATTATTATTTATATGAAACACTTCGTCTTTTCCAGAACCTTTTTCTTTTCCTGATTCTTTTTCTGGATCTTTTACGGTTTCTTCATCGTCTGGCGGTGGGCTACCACTATGATAATTTTTCGGATCTTTCAAGTAACGTATCAAATCCAGTCCTAATCCATATTTCAAGATCAAGACGATCACTTGAGAATACAGTAAATACCATCCTTTATGAGATATGATGGTCACGCTGAATGGCGTGTTTTCTCCATGGGTCGGGATATTCAATGCAAACGTGATCAATATAAAGACACATATAAAAATCATCGTGGAAAACATCATCGCCGGTTCTTCATAGAATTTATAGCTCCATTTCATAAATTCGTCGAGCAAATGGGTTTTCGTGTATTCATCTGCCGTGATGTAGTAGTATGCAACAAAAGCAATCACCACGAGAAGAAGAATATAGTCAAACAGACGCGGCAAAGACACGGGCATTTTAGCATGATGATGATGTTTCGCATAAGACGTGTATCCCAAAGAGACAAACGAATAAAGAATTACAAAAGCAAACAGCAAGTACAAATGCGACTCATTCAAAATGAACATGAGATAATCTTGCGCGCTTTTAAGGGTTTCCGGATTATCTTCTGCCATAATATATTTTTTGGGTATATACTATATGTTCACCATTTATTTTTCCGTACAGTGATTTGCCCGCCAGGTTTTGGTTTCCTGTTTTTATTCGGGTCATAATGCTCGTCCTCGTCATCGGATTCCATTTGCCTGGAGATTTCCCAAAACTCTTTCGACCCTAATTTGAAGTCCGGCCGGGTTTCCGCCTTGTACCAAAATATCTGATCTTCCAATTTATTCGATTTCGCGTTGTTGTTAATCACTAAACACTCAAAGTTTTCGGTGGTTTGATCCATGACACTACTAAATGATTCCAATGTGGGAAACATACTCGCGTAATTCTCCCAAATACGTTTTCGATTGGTTAGATAGGGTTCTCTCAAGATAAACACATAATCTATGTTCGTTCGTAATGTGGGTGGAATTCCTAAAGGGTATTGCATGGTAATGATCAACATCACTTTCCAATGACGACCATTCATGAATAACAACCGCATCAGTTTATCTCTCGACCATGAATTGTCATATAAACAGTCATCTAATATCACAAACGTTCGCGGATCAATCGTGGTCCGTTTATATTCTTCAATCTCCTTTTTCATTTGTTTCAATACCGTCTTCTGGCGTCTTAGTACATTTTCAATAAGGGCAGAACTATATTCGTCGTGAATAAACAGTTTCGGGACAAGGGCGGAGTAAAACCCATTTCCGGCTTCCGTTCCGGAAATCACCGTTCCGATGGGAATATCTTGGTGAAAATAGAGGAGATCTTTCACTAAGAAGGTTTTCCCCGTATCACGCCGACCGATCAGAACAATGACTGGACCTTTGCTCTCATTCGGACGAAAGGTGATTGTACGCATATCAAATTTCTTTAGTTGCAACGTCATAATATTGTATCCCGACAGAAAAAAATTAAAGTATTTTGGCGAACTCGTTTATACATACAAAATCCTTTGTACAATCATTCCATAATGGTATTTACTTTAGGATATGTCAAAGCTTCTCCGCAATTCCTGTCGGAGATGGATTTCAAAGAAGACGATTACAATCCCATGGATATTTCCTGTATTCAACATTATAATCCCCTCTATTCCACTTTCTTCGATGATCTAGACGATGCTTCTATCCAATCTATGGCATTAAATCATTCCTATCAAGTCTTCGACAAGTCCAACGTGGTTTCCACCGTAAATGGAAAGAAAAAACCTGCCGACATATTCATCAAGTATGCACCTTTACTCGACCCTGTCCATTATCTTATTGGGAAATATGCAAAGAATCATGTCGCCAACAGCAAGTTACCTTCGCCTGGAGACGAAATCACGAATAATCATAATAATAAACTATCAAATCGGAACAATTCTTCTTATGTAGATAATTTCTTCAACTATCTGTCCAGCCAGGTGTTGAACCACCATACTTTTGTCAATGGGATCGACTTCTACGGGTCGAACGTGGCGGTACAGAAAAAATTCCGGTTCGATGTCTCGGAAGATTTGGATTATTTAGCGGATTCCGAGTTTTTCAAAACGAATAATGGAAAATATTTCGATATCCAAGAATACGACGACCATGGTAATAGTAATGGTAATAGTAATAAAGATGGATTTCCCGTGAAAAATACGCAGTCTAACAGACCGATTATACAGATATCCGATGAGCATATTGCAATCGATGACGTGGTCGAAATACATGCAGAAGACGACGTAGTAGTATCTGACGATTTCAGTACAGAAGTGATTTTCCAGAGTAAAAAAGACGACGACGACGACGACGACGATGGAGTGGATTCTGAAGAAAATAGTGTCGTTTGTAATACGGACGAAGAAGATGAAGAAGATGAAGAAGAAGATCACGATGAAAGATTTCACCGTAGAAAAAAAACGAAACCAAAAATAATCGAGGACGATGACGATGACGATGACGAAGACGATGACGAGGACGAGGACGAGGACGATGACGAAGACGAAGACGAAGACGAGGACGAAGACGAGGACGAAGACGAGGACGAAGACGAGATTTATGCATATTTGTACAATTTCCCTATACAAATGATTGCATTGGAAAAATGCGACGGGACCTTTGATTCATTGTTAGAAGACGAAGCCATAAATGATAATGAAATCATCAGCGCACTATTTCAAGTGATTTTTACCTTGCTCGTGTACCAGAAACTGTTTTCCTTTACACATAATGATCTCCATACCAATAATATTTTGTACAAAGAGACCAAGACGAAATTCCTCTACTATAAATTTAACGGCAAGACGTACAAAGTCCCTACTTACGGGAAAATATATAAGATCATTGATTTCGGTCGGGCGATATATAAATTCCAGGATAAAATCATGTGCAGCGACAGTTTCGCGCCGAGTGGAGATGCACATGGTCAGTATAATTTCGAACCTTATTTCAATAGCGATAAACCACGCCTGGAACCGAACAAGAGTTTCGATCTATGTAGATTAGGCTGTTCCATGTATGATTTCGTGTTTGAAGAAGAGCCGAATGTACAGAAAATGTCGGCCGTGCAAAAACTGGTGTTGGAATGGTGTACGGACGATTATGGCAAGAATGTCTTGTACAAGAAAAATGGAGACGAGCGGTATCCGAATTTCAAACTGTACAAAATGATATCCCGAATTGTTCATAAACACACGCCGGAAAATCAACTGGACAATCCACTTTTCGCGCAATTCGAAGTCGTAAAGACGGGAACCGGACATAAGGAAACCGGACATAAGGAAACCGGACATAAGGAAACCGGACATACGGGAACCGGACATAAGACATTGTTTGATTTAGACGGAATTGATAAATATTATGTGTGAGTGACTAATATATGCTGGGAAAAAATACGTGGAACGCAGAGAATGGTGTATGGGACTATTCAAATAAACAGAAGAAACAACTTCGGGCCTTACAACTACGTGCGGAAGCAGCCGAGTCGAAGAAAAAGAAAAACGAACAGAGAAAAAATGCCGCCATATTAGAGAAATTGGAACAACAGGAAAAAACGAAGTTTGAGATGGTAGAAATGTTTGAGGTGCCTCCACCACCACGGACCAAATGGTGGAAGTGGTGGTAGGAAAATGAAGATATATATTTTATTTAATACAGTAAAGTATATATAGTAGATGGGAAGGAAAATAAAAACAAAGATATTGCAACATAAATATTTTTTCTATTTGATGTCGTTTTTAGCAATAGCGAATGTTATGCAGTTTTGTTACATGGGAGAGTTTTTGTCTCTTCTTCTTTTTATTGCAACTGGACTTATATCGTCTTTGTTTTTAAATAATAATACCGTTATCATACTTATCTCCATATGTATTGCGAACATATTCAGCAGCTTCAGCAGTAAAGAAGGTTATGGTATGCAGAAGCGGAAGGGTAAAGCAAAAGAGAATGGAGGCGGAGGTGGTGGTGGTGGTGGTGGTGGTGGCGGCGATGATGATGGTGGTGGCGATGATGGTGGCGTCGATGATGGTGGTAGTGGTCCTGACGTACAAGCGGACATAGATGCAGAAAAAAGACAAGAAGCCACTGATATAAGAGCGGAAAAAAGAACAGAATTAGCAGAAATTAGAGCGAACGAAAGAGATGTAGCAGCGGAAAGAGAAGCGGCTCAAATAGAAGCAGCATCCTCCTCATCCGACATCAGCATACCTTTTGTATAATTTTTCATACCTTATTTTTTCGCGACATCTCGACTTTCAAAATCGACGGTTTCTTTGACCCCCGATAGATTTCCTTCTTCGTCGATCGTTTGAGTGAGTTTATTCCCGCTCTTCTTCGCCTTTTCAATATTATCTTGAATGGCTTTTCGTTTCGCCTCGTACAACCGTTTGTCGAATTCTTCCTTCGCTTGTTTTTCATTCTTCAGTTTTTCATGGTGCAACTGATTCAATTCTTCTTCCAAGAATTCGACTCTTCCCGTCTTGTACGCGTCCGGATCGAACGGGGTCCAGACGAAATTTCGACCGACAAAAATGTCATGATTCGGATCACGATCTCTGATTTCTTTCGCATACTTTTCCGCTTCTTCAGCTGTTCCGAAATTCCCGCGATTCATAAAACCACGGACAGAAGTCTGGAATTTATTGTCTCGATTGAACTCTTCTCCCAATCTGTCTTCGTTTTTATCCATGAACGATTTGAAATCCCCCTCGACGTCCTCTCTCTTTAGGACATTTTCTTCCTCTTTGCAGAATTCCACCAAATCATTCATGACTGACTCGGCATTTAGGTTATATTTGAACGAGAGGTATTGTGTGAAATCCGAATAGATAGACAGGCCTTTAGAATACTGCCATTGTTTCACGAATTTTTCGAACATGAAGATTTCGCGTTTCCGAATGACTTTTTCAGGGGAAACGAAAGAGTAGCAGCCGAATTTTTGACTCGGGATCACTGGGTCCTCTGTTAATAGGTCGACATATCTACTGTTTAATTTGCCAGAGGGGGTGATCTTCTTCTCAAACGTTTTGGCGCTCATCTTTAGGGAATTATAGGATAACAGGATTTTTTGATTTAAGTTCTTTCTTGGAAATATTTTTTTATATTTATTAATGTATATTGTCATGAACGCCCAGTTTAATGAATTTCTGAAACGTGCCATTAAATATTTAGTGGAAGGTATTATGGTCGCTATCGCCGCCTTTGCCATTCCCAAACAGAAATTAAACGTCGAGGAGATTGTCATCATTGCCTTATCCGCTGCCGCAACGTTCGCAGTGTTGGATGTATTTGTCCCTACGATGGCTGCCAGCGCGCGCGGAGGTGCCGGTTTCGGTATCGGCGCGAATCTTGTTCGTTTCCCCAGGTTAGGTTAGTTGGCGGGGGGTTCAAGGTTAGGATTTTTATATTTTATAGAAGGGTGATAAAATATATAACAATTGAACTCATTTTTAGACCATTAGATAATGCTTTTTATTACTATTATTTTTTGGTCTAAAAGGTATTATATTTTTGTTGACCAAAGGTAAAAATGAATAAAAATAGACCAACGAACCGTCGTTATAAAAAGCAAATATCAAATAAGAAGCGTACAACACCTCTCCGTCATAAGAAACGTACAACACGTAACCGTCATAAAAAGCGTAGAACATCTTATAATAAGATTAAATCGAGCAAATACTGATGAATGTACACCCCTTTTTTTCAATAATGTCATCCGCCATTCTTAAAATATAAAACATATTTTTCTCAGAGAGGAAGTTCTGTGAAAACTATAATAAAAAACCTATTAAACAAAGCATCACGAGATACGGTATGCAATGTTCTTTTTGAAGTGCGTAGATTTTATATGTGGGACGAAGCTCGAAAATAGTCCGCTGATTCAGAATATTCAGAATATGCATGCATTTGCAACAGCGGTCGTTTGTGGAGCAGGACTATTATATTACTCGATATATTCGGCACATGAAGTCATTATCTACCTTCAGAAAATTGTCACGGTGCATTGTTGCTTCGATATATTCCTAACCAGTAAAGCAGATCTATTTATTCACCATATTATTACCATAAGTATGGGTTGTGTATCGCTCAACCAACTCTCCAATCATTTGGATGCAGTACATTTCCAAACTGCCGTCATTATTTCCTCAGAATTAAGTAGCATTTTCCTCGTGATAAATAATTATATAACCGATAAGCATTTCAACTGGAATGCGAAATGGATCGCATTAAATCGCGTCTGTTTTATATCCCTGTTTTTTTATATTCGGATTTATCTCCTTATAAAACATTTATTTCTCGACATGGCCCATTTTGAAGCAATGAAATCCATACTATGCACCCAAACGTTTTATTTTATGAATACGGCCGTGACCGCGTTTCTAGGCATTAACCTGTATTGGGGCTGTGTGATCCTAAAAATACTGTATAAGAATATACGCTCCGCTTTCCAATCGAGACATACATTAAAAAATAATGAACGATTACTGCAATATACCTATTTTCTTAGTCCTATCATTTCCGTGGTCACGTACTACGGTACCGCGAATCCGATATTTTGGGTCGACATTTTCGGCCAATTCGTTCTGGCGGCGAACAGTTATCGTTACCACAATGCCATGTTTGAAAAACGGAAAGATCAAAAAGACGACGACGACGACGACGACGACGACGACGTGAGTGGCGAGTTGAACAGATTGTATGTTCTAAGTATCCAATTGCGAACGTTTTTAGTCGTGTTTGTCAATTTGCTGCAAATAGAAAATGCCAGGACGGCAATTTACCAAGGTGCATGTTTGGCCCTGGTGCATTTGATTGCTGTTTATGGAAATCCTGTTATGCGTTTGAATGGAGCAAAAACCGTTATCGAATATTTGATGCATTTCCAAGCAATAATTATCGTATTTTTTCATAATAACGATCATAATGCCGCCACTCACCTCGTTATCAGCGGAATATTGATTGCGGTCATTTCAACGGTCGAGCCATTTTACGAACTGAATCATTTCTTCTTGCATTTAGTTCTTTTATATCAAACATATGCATCCAGTGCTTGTAACGCAAGTCTTCTCATGCCCCCGCCAGTATCCCCGTCAATTTTTTCCCTTTGAGTCCCGGATAGTTTCCATGCAATTCTCTATAATATAAATACTTTTTATCTAACTTATTTATATTGGCCTTATGTATTGCGAGCCGAGACCTCCAACATCGTTGAATCAATCGGATCCAATACGTTTTATCGATCACCTCGTACTCCCCCGTTCTCATTACGATTACTTTTAGTATTCTCATACACGTAAACGTTCTTCGTCTAACTTTAAAGATACAATTTTCCAGCAAATACTGATGAACGGTTTCCGAAGAGTTCTGTAAAAAGGTTCTTCCGTCCAATCCTGACGCATATGCGAGTCTCGATTCTAATCGTATATAACTCCCGACCAACACTTTCCCGTGAATATCGTCGGGCTCCACGTCCGAGTATATATTCGAGGCGTCTATTTTATCAAACAGGTTATCGTCCATTCTTATAATATAATAAAATACTTATATCCGTATATTTCTCTCAACTTCAATTTTTGAACTATATCTATTCTGTTTTATATAATCAAAAATGGATAAACGCCGTAAGATATTTACCGAAGCGAACGAAGGAAAGGCGATGTTAGAGACATTGAAATCCGGGCAAAATATCTTGGATATATGTGGTAATCAAGAGTTGATTGAGAGACGATTCATGCAGCTACTACATTTCCGCCAATACACGAACATGTACGAGTATATCTTTCTCGAATGGGGAAGCGAAGATGGAATAGAACAAACGTATATAGAAGTAGCGAACGAAGCACGCGAATTACACGTATTATTAAACGACGATGTCTTCAATGATTTATTTCTCCGTTTGCTGAGAATATTATGGGAATACACCGATGAAAACCCCGTACAAATAAATTCGGTCAGAATGGAAAAAATGACGGAATTATGGAAAGACGCCGGTCTTATAAAAAGTGGTGGCGAAAAACGAATCTCAATCGTATAGAGTCAGCCGGCGTCCAAAAGGTGATGTACCAAAAGCTGTATAGTTTCAAACGAGGTAGCTTTTTCAATTCCAAAATATTTCAAAGGTAAACATTGGTTTTCTTGAAAACGACGAGGTGAGAAAAGATTTTGGAAAAGCGACTCGGCCTGTAAAACCGACCCCTCATTTCAAATGAGGGGTCACCTGAAATTATTTCATCCAAGTATATTAAAACCGACCCCTCTTTTCAAACGAGGGGTCCGTTAGACAACTACAATTTATTAACACGAGAAAGCTACCTCATTTGAAATGAGGGAGCTTTTTGTTCTCGTTGCGGAAACCATTCACAACACTTGTCTCTTCTAAACCGTAGGGAAATATTCCCAATCCAAATAATCACACACTCGTTTCCAAATCATATCCTGTTCCAACTGTTTAATACGGTCTTTCATCATGGGGATATACGGTAAATATTGACGTTGATCGAGTAGCACGCATAATTGGCATAATATATAAGTATAATTGAAGAAATTGGTACGAGTAATGGGACAGAAAATCGCCCAAGGTTGCTGGATTTCGATAAATAATACGCAAAGAGTCTCGATGAGTTCTTCGTTCATAATCGGCGGTTTTATCCCCAAGATGGAATTAATATACTGGATATGTTCGAAGTATTTATTATATCCCAGCGTACTCAGAATATTCCGCATTTCGATATAATTGAGCTCATGGATATTTTTCCGTTCTTTTTTAATACGTTGTTTTACCGCGTCTAATACTTCTTCCGGTATTTTCGTCGTTTCTTTCGCTTGGAACTGAGACAAGATTTCCTTGAAATGATTCAGTCGAATATACGCAGTATAAGACACTTCATTCGGCATTTCCTTGTTGAGCGGTTTATTGTTGTCTATAATATGAATGACGAATTTCCCACATTTCACGTTATTACAAATCAACACCCCTTCTTCTTCCAAGGGAATCAATTCTCCCTGATTGCAAAACAAACACGTCTCGGAATCCAGCACGTATTCCTGGAGCTGAAGGGTTTCACCAATCCCCACATTTTTCCAATACTGTTGATACATCTTTTTACTGTTTTTATATTTCTCGCTATGTATATTACAGCTATCTACATTTTTTCCCTTGATTCGAAAAAACGTACTGATCGTGTTGGTATCTTTTTTATTCTCCCCGCTCGAAATTTTCTGTTTCTCTTCGTAGTAGTGGAAAATGAACCGCGAATTCTGCAGTAAATATTTATTTTTCGCCGTTTCGAGTTTCTTCACCTCGGCCTTTTTACTTTTAATTTGGTCGAGCAATTCGAAATAGGCTTCGGTTTTCTTTTCCTTTTTCTTCTTGGCGGTTTCCGATAACTTTTCGATTTCTTTGTGGAGTTTCGGGATGGTATCGTTTTCAATCACGTAATACATTTGCATCATATCGTTGTGTTTTTCATCAAGGGTTTGATTCTGGTCTGTTTTTTTATTGGTATTTTTTACTTCCATGAATACTTTCCAGGCACTCTTTTAAATTCATTTCTTTTCATTAATCATTATAGAAAAAAACGAAAGGCGTGATCATAAAAATAGGTTTTAGAACCATCGAAAATCGAAAAATCATCTACATATTATGATACTTTTTTAAAAATGAATAATGTACGAAATGAATTGTTTATGTTACACATGTAGTGATTTGTTGAATTTCCTCCGAAATTAAAATATTTAGGCATATTATATTAATCAGAAATGGCTGGTGCACTCATGCAAATCGTAGCTTATGGCGCTCAAGATCTTTTTCTGACCGGAACTCCTGAGATTACATACTGGAAGGTTTCGTATCGTCGTCACACAAACTTCGCTATGGAAAGTATTGAACAGACTTTCCAGGGACAGGCCGATTTCGGACGCCGTGTAAGTGCCGTTCTCTCACGTAACGGTGATCTTGCTTACCGTACATACCTACAGGTCACTCTCCCTGAAATCAACCAGGATCTCAAGGGCACCTCAGGCGGTGTGTATGCTCGTTGGTTAGACTACATCGGCGAACAGATGATCGCACAGGTGGAAGTCGAAATCGGTGGTCAGCGCATTGATCGCCAGTATGGTGACTGGATGCATATCTGGAATCAGCTCACCATGAGCTCGGAACAGCAGAAGGGTTACTGGAAGATGATTGGTCACACCACTCAGCTGACCTACATTACCGATCCCTCCTTCGCAAATGTGGCTGGTCCTTGTGCCGCCTCCGGCGGCCCTGCCCAGGTGTGTGCTCCCCGCAATGCCCTCCCTGAAACCACTCTTTACATTCCTCTGCAGTTCTGGTTCACCAAGAACCCCGGACTTGCTCTTCCTCTTATTGCTCTTCAGTACCACGAGGTCAAGATCAATCTTGATATTCGTCCTATTGGTGAATGTCTCTGGGCAGTGAATTCCCTCGACTCCGCTACCACCACGAAATCCGTCACAAATGCGTACCAGCAGTCTCTTGTGGCCGCCTCTCTCTACATTGACTACATTTTCCTCGACACCGATGAACGTCGCAAGATGGCCCAGAACCCCCACGAATACCTCATCGAACAATTGCAGTTTACCGGCGATGAGTCGGTCGGATCGTCATCCAATAAGATCAAGCTCAATTTCAATCATCCTTGCAAGGAAATCATCTGGGTTGTCCAGCCCGATGCGAACGTGGATTACTGCTCGTCTCTCGAATACAACAGTGTCCTCTTCAAGACTCTCGGTGCTCAGCCTTTCAACTATACTGATGCTATTGATGCGCTGCCGAATGCTCTCTATGCTTTCGGTGCTCCCCAGGCTACCTCCGGTATCAATGAGTTCATCAACACTTCTGGTATGTTCGAAACTCCCTATGCCATGGATATGACCGAATCTCCTACTGGTTGGGCAGGTGTCTCCACCGCAAATAACAACGACAACTCTGGTGTCTCTGATGCCGGTACTTTCGTTCTTGGTGAGACTGCGCTCGACATGCACTGCTGGGGTGAGAACCCTGTCGTCACTGCAAAGCTCCAGCTCAACGGCCAGGATCGCTTTTCGGAACGCGAAGGTTCCTACTTCGATGTTCTCCAGCCTTTCCAGCATCACACTCGCGCACCTGATACCGGTATCAATCTTTACTCATTTGCTCTAAGGCCTGAAGAGCACCAACCCTCAGGGTCGTGCAACTTTTCACGAATTGACAACGCTGTTCTGCAGCTGGTTTTGTCATCCGGAACCGTTGCCGGAACATCTACCGCCAAAGTCCGTGTTTATGCCCTTTCATACAACGTTCTACGTGTGATGAGTGGTATGGCTGGTATCGCATACTCCAATTAAGTGCGATTCTGGTAAATATTTTTTAGTTTTCGCTTTTATAATTACAATGAATAAAGCGAAAACTGCTTTTGGTGCACCAAAAGCAATGACCACAAATACAAATAAATCATTAAATACCTTTTGGTGCACCAAAAGCAATGACCAACTCAAACGAACAACCAATATGACGGATTTAAAATAAACCATCTATTACGATTGTCGATTGCTCCTGAATCCACGGGAATATAAAAAGCATTCGTTGATTTATATTATTAAAGCTAAAAGTAATATAAATAGGACACTCTTATTACATTATAAGATGAGCTTAGATATCGTAACCCTCATCGAAAACAATCCAATTACCAGGTTTAACGGAAACTCGCAGTCGAAACTAATTGCGAAAGTTCAACAAAAGTTTTCTGTGTATGAACAACAACTGTTCCTAACAAGCTTTTATTGCTATTTAAATTATGACTATAAAACAGATTTCCGTATCGATCTCGATAGTATTTGGAAATGGTTAGGGTTCGGTCAAAAAGTCAATGCAAAAATGTTGCTGGAAAAACAGTTCAAGATAGACATCGACTACACAAAAGCTCTTTCGGTACACCAAACGGGAGTTAAAGGCGGTCATAATAAAGAAATTTTTATGTTAAACGTGGATACCTTCAAAAGGTTTTGTATGAAAGCAGGAACGAAAAAGGCAGATGAAATCCACGAATATTTCATCAAATTAGAAAATGTGTTACAAGAAATAATAATAGAAGAAAGTGACGAGCTAAAGCAGCAGTTTCTACAGCTGGAAGACAAACAAAAAAAAGAATACGAACTTAAATTGGAACAACAAAGAGTCCTCGAAAAAGAAAAGATACTATTGAGAGAATACGGTACAATCGGTGCCATTTTTTATATCATCAAAGTCAAATCATGGGAAAATAAACAATATGTTATCAAAATCGGGGAGAGCAGAAGAGGCATTGCAGACAGATATAAAGAACATAAAAGTAAATACGAAGAGTGCGTATTGTTGGATTGTTTCGCAGTCGAAAGAAGCAGAGATTTCGAAACATTCATCAAAGAACATGATTATGTAAAACCGAATAAATGTAAAACGTTGGAAGGTCATGAAAAGGAGTTAGAACTCATACTCATTGGTAAAAATCTTACTTATCAGACCTTAATCAATATTATAGAAAATAATATCAAATATTTCAACAATAACGACACTGGGAAATTGCAGCTCGAAATTGATAGATTGCAAATGTTATTTGAGATGAAATCGGGGAATAACGACAATGTCTTAATCTACGACTTAATTCAAACGGTGAAACAGATGTTTCAACAAACAAACGCGAAATTAGACAATCTTGAAAGAATATGCACGACAGCAATGACAAATAATCAGCCGCCGACACCCGTAGCACCGCCAAGAGTAGTCACTGGGTTCCAAGATCCATTAAGAACAGTCGGACCGAGATTACAGAAAATAAACCCGGAAACACTTGCCCTGATAAAAGTATATGAAACGGTGACGGAACTAATGAACGAAGATAATCGTATCAAAAGACCGAGTCTCAATAAAGCAGTCGTCGAAAATACCGCCTATTGCGGATTCAGATGGGTATTAGTAGACCGAGAAATCGATCCGAATGTTGTTGGAAACATATCCCCTACCAAACCTACCAGAGAACAAAACTTGGGATATATCGCCCAAATAAACAAGGAACAAACGGCTATTGTGAATGTTTTCCTTGATAGAAAAACCGCAGCGCGATGCAACGGCTATGAATCGAATTCCGCCTTGGATAATCCAGTAAAGAATTTCACATTATCGAATGGATATTACTATAAGATATATGAGGACTGTGATGCCGAACTTCAACGAGTGTTTGAGGAAGAAATAAATGGCCCGCCATTGCTATACAAGAACGGACTCGGACAGTACGATTTGGAAAACAAACTTCAAAAAGAATTCATTTGTAAGTATGACTGTTTGAAACAATTAAAAATGAGCGACAAGACGTTATCGAAAGCGATGGAGAAAGATATTCAATACAATGGATATTTTTACAGAACACTCCCGGAGAAACTGAAATGCAAGTAACCATTTATTGTATTTATATTTTCTGACTGAAACTCATCGCGAAGGCAGCAACCGGCCGTTTAATCGGTTCATACACTACCTTCTGAGTGCTTTCCGGATAAACGTTCGACATCTCTACCGTTGAAGCGTCATCTTCTTTAAACGACGATTCGACGTGTGGAGTAGTAACAACTGGCGTAGTTTCCGTAGAGGATGCAGGAATAGAAACAGGAATAGGAATATCAGAGGATGAAGTAGCAGGAACCAATGTATCGTCATCCTTTCCTTTAACCCCTCGAATAGCAGACAACCATGAAAAGAATGTTTTTTTCATTTCTTCTTTTTTACCATCTTCCTTTTCCAGTATATCTGGACATTCCAAGTCGAACATTTGCCCAGTAGATTTCAACGCTTCCATTACTTTTTGGTTTTTCTGCTTAATCCGTCTGAATGTCGGTCTAAATAAGATATTCCAGTGATCGTGTAAGATATCAGGGATATCCTCCGTGGTTATTTCTTCCGGGATGCCCAAATTCCCGAGATACTGCATGATAAACATATCGTCGGCAATCAACGTTTTATACTGGCGAAACGTTTCTTCGAAATACCCATCCGCTTCCATAATCCGATGCAAGCGGTCAACGGACAAAGTTTGACGTATCGATTGTTCCAGCGACTCGTAATGTTTATATTTCAGAAAATGATTCTCGACCTTATTGCGAAACATGTACAAAAATTCACCGCTTAAAATAATCGCAATTCCCAAAGAAGTCGCACTGCTTCCGAGCTGTACCCCGCGGCTATACGAATCGGCGTCATAAATAACATATGCGTTCAGAGCGCTCAGGAGCAGTAAAGGAACGTTCAAATAGGTGGTGACATTTTTGAACGAATTGTATCTCTCTAAATAGTTTTCGGCGAGTTTTTTCGCGTTTTGTTGCATAGCAATCAAGTTTTTCTCGATCATTTCAGTCCACTGTGACATGTATATTCTCTCTTTTTATAATAAATATTTTCCTCGCATATTTTTTATATATGAAACGGAAGGATTTAAAGATATAAAGAGAACGAAAGGTAAATGCACACACAACATAAATGGCTTTTGTCCCATCTTTTAGAATTCTATAAAGATCAAACGCATTTGAATACATTGAAACAGATCATCAACCGAGAATTTATCGTCATCAATAAAAAAAAACTGTCTATTCGCATGGTGAATTGGTTTGTCACGAATTATGCAAAACAAAACTTCACGGTATACGATGTACCGTGTGCGAAAGAAGGCGAATCGAAACGGTTCTTTGTATGGACGAATTACAAATCGACCGAAGACAGCTATTCGAAACAAATGTTCGATCCGTATTGCCGGCAAGAAAGGATATTGATTCCGTATAGCGACAACCAACGAATCGAAACGACAATTGGACAGCTCCATTTTTTCAAGTGGGCTATCTTGAATAAAGTCCTCGATTATATTGTCCAGCATTTCGATGCAATAGAAAATGACATGACTTCGCGCTTAAACACGGCCAAAAAACGTCCTCTGTTGGACTGTAAAACCCGTAAAAAAAGGGAAGAATTGTCGGTGAATGCTTGCCGAAGTATTCGAAAAGAGTTTCTCCCTACCGAACTTAAATTGTCTTGATCAAAAAAAGATTAAATAGACACAAAGGATTTATTGTAATAAAATGTCGGAAAAGAAATTGGTCTATGCAAATATCCGGGTCCCGATAGAAATCAAAGGCGACTCCTATGAAATTCACAGTGACTACATGAACATTGAATTTGAAATCTGCCCGGAATTGCCTGAAAAACCGACATCGGATAATCAAGCCATGATTCAGAAGATATTTTCGCTCCATTCTCCATCAATACCAAAGGAAGAGGAAGATATATTGAAAATATTCGCTTCCGATTTTACCGGAAAAAAAAGTAAAGTGAGACAAAATAGTAGTTTTAAAGGGAATAGAAATCGGACGCGGGAATATACAAGAAGAAACTATCACTAATCGATGCATCGAATGCTGTCAATAATGATCATCTGTTCATATGTAAGGAGAACATGAAAAAGAAAATGATATAAGACCCAACGCTTGTCTTTTTTTTCCCATAATTTTTTTGATTGAGTGAATACATAACATACAAGGATTAAACCCGAATATCCCGTGATCAGATATGGATAATAAACGACGGTTAAATATCCTTTCGATACAAACACTACAAATGCCATTTTAGACACGACCAAATCCATATTTCTTCTCCACGAATATGTCGCTTTTCTCCAGTAATTTGCAGATACAAATGATGTGATGATCAAAATAAAACAATACGAATACAGCTGATGATAACCTGCAAGTATCGCCGGAAATAAAAACAAAAACGAAGACGCGAACAACCATTTAGATTCTTCCCACGGAGCTGTATATGTTTCTTTCTTCTCGAGAGTAGTATTCATTGCGGATATGCTGACGAAGTGCAAGTTATCGTATTTATTCGCATTGTATTTATTTGCTTTATAAATACAATAAATCCAATTAATCAGTTGAGGTACATAGGTCGTTGATTCGGTTCGTTTTCATATGGCGTCGGTGTGATCATGGGTATTTTGTTCATGATATTCAGACTGGTGAGATAATTGATCTGTGGAGTGACTTTCGGCAAGGGATTTTCTAAATTCGTCGACCCGATTCCGAAAAGAGCCGATTCGATGTCGCAGGAATTTCCCGCTAAATCGCGACCTGCCATTCTTCCGGTAAGAAGACCATTGCCAGGATATTGGGTCGTGATCGGTTGTCCTTGAGATGCATGAATATACATGATTTCTTCGTGTTTTTTCGAGTCGGACCATTTTTCCATGGCATAATTTCCCGCGGTGTTTTTATTGCGCGTAGATGACATATATAATTATATATACTGCAGTTATTTTTTTATACCATTTCAAAGTACGCCTTGAGTTTTTTATATTCCTCAATCGCCGATAAAGAAGAAGTTCCTCCATGCAGATAATACCATACACACGAATAATACAAATGGAAAGTATCGTATGAACAAACGACGGCTTGACCTATCTCCAGCGATTCGGAAAACATTCTTCCCGCCGCGTGGCGATACAAATCTTGGAAGAAATGATCGTTTTCTGTCGCTTTCAACAATATATCCATAGATTTCGACATGGAATTCGAGTCAAACATAAGCTCATCTTTCGACTCTTCGTCCAGATCGTCGAAATTTACCCATTTTCCTTCGTACGAATAGGTTTCGGTTGGATCGAAACGGAACGTTTTACGAATATGAGCACGGTATTCTCGATTGCTCGCATATACAATGACCGAAGGTAGGCTCTTGAAATATTCCAAGAAATCCATGTTTTTTTACTCCTAAATAATAAACAGAGTGTTTCATATCGTTTTGCAAGTGAATAATTACTTTTTATGAATAAGTGATTATTTTTTTAGTGCCCTTTACTTTTTGCGCGATTTCCGTGATTTTCGTCCGCGTTTCTTGCCGCCACATGACTTTTTACCTTTTTTCGATTTCTTTCGTCTTCGCCTTCCTCCTGTACCGAAAAGTCCAGCGAATGGACTAGAACCAGCAGATGCCGCTTCTGACCCACCCACAACTGGGCCCTTATTTTCGTTTCCTCCACGGACGAGACTTCCTACTGCTGAATTATTCATGATATATATTGTCCCCAGAAATTATTCTTAACGCATCCAATTAAAATCCAAAAACGGTCGGTTTCGAATTTTTGCTAAAGGTTTGTTCTTCGAAATCCCTCGTCGCCTTCCCCCCTCTCACCCATCCGTCTAATGCTAATTCTTCCACGGAATATTTGGCTTCACTTGCCCGTGCACGTTTATCCGAATCCAACGGATATTTATCCAATGGCAGAAAATTCTGTTCCATCACGGTCGATATACTCTTTTTCCCACGAACGTTCTCCCCTTGAATCAACTGAGATTCTAAATTAGTATCGCACGATCCTCTCCCTAAATAAGGGACCGTCAAAAATGACCGGGGAAACAATTGTAGTTTTTCTAAAGGTCGCTGAGAAGCCGTTCTCCATAACAAGGAAGATTCCGTATCCACGCCCAATGCTCCTAATCCGGTACCACCGTTTGTTCCAGAAACCATCACTCCAGGATATTGTGTGGCGAAATCGACATGAGAAGAAGACATTTTATCGGAAGAAAAGTGGGCGAGAACATTATCCAGATACGCGCTATTTTGTACAGTTCGTTGCGTTTTGTCGGTCAAATCATTGCCCATTCGCGCGGATTGATTAAATGGATAATCTTCTGAAAACATGCTATATATCTTATACCATTTTTTATTTTTTGTACGCCAAATTTATGTCCTAAATAATCAAAATAGTGAGACAAATCCTTAATTCGTGTATCTGGAGAGATTACGCGCACATGCAAAAGGATTCCCTTCTTTGCATGAAACCATGCTGCCATAACAAAAGTCCGAAAATGCCCCTTGGTCATTGGGAATCGTGGTAATAGGATTACTGTAAAATGGCCGCATGGACTGTTCGAACGCCAAATTATCCTCTAAACTCCGAAACAATTTTTCGCTTATTTTCGGTTGTTCTGGATTTATATCGTCGATCATTTTCTTCGTCTGGTCCATGATTTTTTTCTGAGAGTCCGGCAAATAGGCGGCGGAAGCGGGTTTTTTAGTAGAAGGCGCGTCATAATCCGTAATCATCACGTTCTGCAAAGGATTATTTTCGGTTGCCTCTCCGAATATATTCGTCGGCAACAAATGTTTTTTCACATAGTCTTCCGCTGCATTGGATTTAAACCCTTCCTGTTCGTCTGAGAAAGTCACGGTCTTTTTCTTCGTTTGGGTATATTCCAATATCCAAATCGACGCTAAAGTCAACGCTCCGATGATAATCACTCGCCACGTTCGCAAAATGAAATAAAATACCACCACAAGTATAAGGACTAATCGAGTCACCGCGTTCATTTTTTGAACATACGTCATACTGGATACCGGAAATAATTCTAAGATGTATTCAGGCGAAAACAACACGTTTGGGTTATTTCCCCAAAACGGAATTGTTTTTGTATCTGATGTCTCTTCTTGTGTCATATATGTTATAACTTTAATATATATTATTTAAAAATCCGAATGGATGATGTGCCACTCCTAAAGTGTTCAATGCACGATTTTCACCATTTCGCATTGCTTATCTATTTGAAACGTTTCGCACTCTTTACTTCGTGGAACTATATGCAAAACACATTTTGATTTCTCACCTGTGAGTGGTTCGGTACATCCATTCTCCGTTTTCTTTTTCTTTTTCTTTTTCTTCGTTTTCGTGCATCTGGATCGAAAATGTTCGTAACGGTCTCTCACCATTTCAAACGTAAGTCCGGATTGTTTTTTCAGCATTTTATTCACTAATTCGTGAAGATCAAATATATATTTGGAAAAGGTCCCTCTCGTCTTCATATACTCTTTCAATAGCGGTAATTTGCGAAAGTTTCCTTCCAAATTTTTCCTACATTTGCCACAGGGAAGAACATTCACCAAGTTCAACACGAAATCTCGGTAATTTTTCTTGTCTTTTGCAGTAGGCTTGACCGGATAGTTGAAACTCATGGTATGCAGATAATGCCAAAGCGGTGGTCCCCAGACAGTAGTAAGCATACCATCATTGCTTTCGTACTCTGACGCATTAAAGACGAGTTTCTTACACGTTTTTCGGGTATATTTTTTCGGGATGTGTCTCATGTATAATAAAAGGATATTTTGGCAATTAGTGGAAAATGTTAATAAAAGAATAGCTACGTTTAATAATAGAATAGATACAATCCATGAAGAATACACAATCGCCTAGATCTTCCATTCCTGCTTATTCGTCATTCCTATCAGATTTAGACAAGCGTCAATCTGCAAAATATCTAAGTTATTCGTGTCGGTTCGAGTTATACAGTATGATGCGACAAAATTATCTCGCTTCCTTTTCGCAGTATGAAGATTCGTCGTGCCCTTATAACAGTGATTCTTCTGTATATATTCGATGGCAACAAGAACACGAAGTGAAAATCGCCGATCTAGAAAAAGAAACAGAAGACAAAGAAAAGGAAAAGGAAGAGAAAGAGAAAGAGAAAGAGAAAGAAAAGGAAAAGATCACCATCCAAGTTTCCATACGGTCCTTGAAAGATATTTTGACGATAATCGACACGGTCGAGTATGATTCCAGTAAAAAGTATAATATTGATTTACAGGCATTACATAAAATAAAACCAGAATTGAATCAGTTGTATGCAATGATCGGGTTAGAATCCTTGAAAAACGACCTCGTGAAACAACTTCTTTATTTTATCCAAGGATTCGCGGATGATTCGTCGTATGGTGATTATAAACACACCGTATTAACTGGACCCCCCGGGACCGGGAAAACAGAACTGGCGAAACTAATCGGGACTATTTATTCGAAAATCGGCATATTAAAAGGGAATAATGTCTTTAAAAAAGTCACGCGCACCGATCTCATCGCCGGATATTTAGGACAAACGGCCATCAAAACGCGTAAAGTCATTGATGAATGTATGGGGGGTGTATTGTTCATTGACGAGGCATATAGCCTACAAGAAGATGACATGTTCGCCAAAGAATGTGTCGATACGTTGTGTGAGTCGTTAAGTGACAATAAGAATAATTTCATGGTCATTATTGCCGGATACGAATCCGATTTAAACGAATCGTTTTTCAAAATAAACAAAGGCTTGAATTCCAGATTTATCTGGCGGTTCAACATTGAGGCGTATAGCATAAAAGAACTATTCCGAATTTGGTGTCATATCGTTACTTCCCGCGGCTGGCATTTCCACGAACACGAGATTACGGAATCTTTTTTCCAATTGAAAAAGGAAAAGTTCAAAGATAACGGGAGGGGAATGGAACAGTTGTTTCTGTTTTGCAAGATCGCCCACTCTCAAAGAATATACGGGAAAACGGAAGAGGAAAAGAAAATGATCACTTTAGAGGATTTGACAGTAGGTCTTCAATTATTCGAAGAACATATGCATGTAAAGAAAGATAAAATTTCGTTTGGGCTATATATATAATAAATAAACAAAAATGAGCGAAAAAATGATCATTCTCGACCCATCGTCTTTAAATATAATGCACAATGGGACAAAGAAAAAGAGAGAAAAGGCCGCGAAAATAAAAATAAACCCCGTGAAAAAAGAAAAGAAAACGAAGGTGTCGACGTTAAAACGTAATCTACTCAATATGATACGGAAGAATCAAGAGACTCGTTTGAAAAATGAAACTTCTACTACTACGAACCAGACCCCGGAAGACATGCAGATTCCACCGAAAAGTGATTTCGAAGAATCTATCCAGTTTTTCAACAAACTACCAAAAGAAGCAGAAAAAGAAAAAGAAGTAAAGAGGCCACCGACACCAGACCATAATAATCAAAACCATACATTGAAAAGTTACATTCCAAAAATCGATATCCCTTCTTATCTCCCATACAGCAACAATCAGGTACCTCCTCCACCGTGGGGAAATTTAAAACAAGGATTAAAACCGACATACCGGGTATGGCGAAACACGACTGAAAAAAGCTCAAAACCGCCGACCATAAAACAGACAGTTATAGACACTCCGTTATCTCCTTTCCAGAAAAATTACGAGACAACGCTCAACGAAAAAATCAAAGAGATGAGCGAAAGAGAACAATACGCAAGTGCCAAAAAAATAAAACAAACGTCGCAGCAACATAACAAGAAGAAACCGAAACATCAGAAACGAACAGTACGACGGACGTATCGGATTGGCAAATCGAAAATCAATCCTCTTGTATCTGTATTAGTGTCCAATAAAACCTTGCGCAACGAAGCGAACCTTAAAAAATTGGCATTGAAAGAAACCCCCATGCCCGAAGTGAAACAGTATCTACGAAAACATGGGTTTTTAAAGATTGGCACTGCGACACCCAACGATGTTATACGCCAGATGTATGAAAATGTGAAACTGGTTTGTGGAGAGGTGCACAATCATAATCCAGATAATTTGCTCTATAATTATTTTAACGAAAAAAATGATTAATCAGAATGTCTTTCAGTTAACCATATTGATTGATTGCCATGATCAAGATATTTCATAAAAAAATAGAGGAAACCGATATTCAAATATACGGCAAATCGATTCTGAACGACGTGACTGGGGCGGGATATAACATTGGCGACTTATTGAATCTCCCTTCTATCAGCGGATTTTGGAAAGCGAATCCGCACAATTCCGTCGAAGAACTAGAAAGATTATATGTGGTCGGTCATTCCTATCCGCAATCGATTGTCCATTATTACATTGAAGCGAGACCTGCCGATGAACCTGTTCCAAATGTGTATAGAGTGATTGGAGCGGTGAAGAAATATATTGCCCATTCGCCCGTATTATTACCAGAACTAATTCGTGTAGTGAATGACGAAACGGTTCTATGCGTACATATCCGATGCGGGGATAAAGAAACCGAGACTTCGTTCTTGGACCTGGTAGTCGATTTAGCCAAAGACTACCGTTTCGTGTATATTTTCAGTGGGTTGCATTTAGATGAAAGGTTTGCCTCCAATACGGTGAAAATCGCGAGATTCGTACATACCATGAATTATGTTTTAGAAAAGACATCGAACGTTTCCGTCATTCTCGCGGAACCTGATGTACATTTGTCTATGATGTCTAAAGCAAAGCATCTGCTGTTACACAAAGGCGGATTTTCGGCGATTGGATCATTGGTCTGTGTCGAGGGGACGGTTTATATCACAGAATTCATGGAAAAGCTAACGCCTTCATGGACGGAAATCGTCCTTAATAAATACATAACATTGGAATGTAAATGACACTTTTTCCGAATAATATTAAATATTTAGGTAAAGTATAGATGGTATCTGCAAAAACGCTTATGAGCAGATCGAAAGATTTATCCAAAATATCGACTGAAGTATTACAGAACAAATTCGTATTGTATTTCGTCTTTGTGTTGGCCGTAGGTAATTTGTTTCATTTTGTGTTTCGTCAAGATTTAATGTCGGTGGGGATTTTCATCGCGACTGGCTTATTGACGTCTTTCTTTAGCAAAAACATGACCGTAATCATGGTCATTGCCATGGTGGTCGCCAATATTTTCCAGATCGGAAAAGGCCGCGACGGATTTTCAGATAAAAAGAAGGCGCAGAAGGATGAAGAGGAGGATGGAGACAATGTGGAAGCGTTTGCAGATGATGATGATGATGATGATGATAAGGAAGAGTTTGTTGGGGACGACGAAGAAGAGGAAGATTAATTTCTACAGGCCCCAGTTAAATATTCAAATATAATATAATATATGAATATTTTGCAAGTAACCGAAAAGAAGTCGGTCGTATATCTCTGTGTATTGCTCTATTTCGTTTTCTTGTGTATTTTATTCTCTCAGACGAATTCTTCTGCTTTGGTTGGTTTCGGATTTGGATTTTTATGGCTAATATCTTTATTCACTAAAAATATTGTGTTGTGTGTTGCCGGATCTTTTGTGCTGGTATGTTGTCTTCCGTTTTTTTTTGGGAGTAAAGAAGGATTTGAAAATGATCCGGACCGATGTAATCCTACCTGTTTCTTTCAGAACGGACCACTCTTAACAAAGATAGGCACTCAATATCAAACAATACTAGATTTGAGTGGAGTTGTCGTTGAGCTTACTGATACCAACACTAGGCTGACGGGAGAAAAAGAAATATTGGATGCAAAAATTAGGGTACTGGACAGTACTATTGAAGGGCTTAATGCACAAAACAATTCTCTCAATTCGGATAAAATGAACCTGACCGCCTCAAAAAAAAATTATCGTATGTTAGTGGAAAATATCCGCGGACATAGCACCTCCGCGTAAAAATATATATAAACATCTAATATAATTATGAATTGGACAATACTATCGTTGGCTCTGTTGATCCAGATATTGTATTATATAATATTGGATGCGCATTACGTGATTGTTTTATTTATTGTTTTGTCGTTGGCTTTGCTTAAATTTAGCAATAAAGAACATATTTTTCTGCTGATCCCCATGGTTATTTGTCACACCGCGTATCTATTTCTTCCTCGACCTTCGTACGAAGGTTTTAAACTTCGTCGTGTTATCGGAGGAGGTGGTATCGGAGGAGGTGGTATCGGAGGAGGTGGTGGCGGAGGAGGAGGATGCAAAGAGGCGAAATGGAAAAAAAAATACGAAAAATGTAAAGAAAAAAGAAAACGGTGTATGCTGAGAAATAGAATGATAAATTCCGCAATTGAAGAGCACGATATGATAAGATAATGTAAAAAATGAACCAAAAATAATATAATACTATACAAATGATTAAAAAACTCGAAAAAATAATGACGGAAAAAGTTCCCAAAAAGGTTAGTAAGCTAATCTTAAAACCAATTAAGGCAATGCCCAATAAGCTAAAAAAACAACTTTCAAAATTGACAAAACAAATGAAAAAAATCATCGAACCCGTCATGAACGCGATAAAAAATATAATTAAAACGATGAAGTGTGCCATTAAATTGGTGATGAATATTCCCAAATGTTTTATCTTCTACCTCCTCGATATTCTTAAATATACGTTGATGTATTTACCGATACTTCTTTTGATGTCCATGGTCGGCCTATCAAAAGAGTGGATACCGCTTCAAGCAACATTAGATAATTTAATCAGTTGGCCGAATAGTACCCAAAACCAATGTTATCGTTGCAAAGACAAGGAAATGAAAGGAAAGGGGTTCTTCGAGAGATTGAAAAAAATGATGCGTAAAAAGCAAAAAATAAGAAAGAAAAAATCGTTCCACTTTTTCCACTTTTTCCATTTTTTAATCATATGTTTTTTTGGCGCGGCTTTCGCTTATACATTTTGGTATAACGTACTAAAAAAATAAACGGAAAGTATATATGGCAGGGAAAAAAAACGACTACCACGCCACCACGTTGTTTATCTTTTTTTTAATCGGAATCATTTTGTTTTTGGGATATAGGTTATCGAATGTAGGAAGTTCCGATAAGAATAAACATCTCTCGACCCCTCCTCTGATATTCGCCCAAAAACAAAATGATATACGCAACGACTTGAGCCGATGCGGCGGCGGTAATGCTGGCGGCGACCCACTGAGTAATGCATATGTTCCTCCAATAAAATGCGATGCAGGTGGGCTCATGAATAATCCAGTCATTATGAATATACCCATGAACAGCATTGGCATCAATGTTCCCACTCAGCAATACAATGTGCAATATACCCAAGTAGGAATTCTGACCAAACGTTACGGAAACAACAATGAGATTCTACCACTCATGGGAAGGAGAACAATCACTTCGCGGAATAAATGGCAGTACTATACTGTTTCTGGGGGAGGAGGAATTAATTTACAGGCAAAATTACCCGTGAAAGTGAAGGGGAAAACTGGTAGCAGTGAATATGGATGCGAAGAAGTCACTACGGGAGACGATGTGTATGTAGAAGGTTTCCAGGATACATTCCAAGCAACCATATATGAAAGTGGCATGTTTTCTTATATTCCATATTAGTATAAGAATAGTATGGCCGTCGAAATAGTCAATAGCGGAAATAAAGAATATTTAGAAGTTTTATATCATTTCAATGACGAAAAACTAACCCCTTTTAGTCCGACGTTGTTTCATGTCGCTCAATCCACCACCATCTCCAATATTCTTTTTTTAGAAGAAAAATACTCTGCCACGAAAATCCACATCACGAAAAAACTTCACGAGATGACGACGAATAAACATTTATTTGATATGGTCATTGAATGCCAGGGGATCGAACAACTCACGAAGAAAATGTTTATCTGTATTGGTTTAGAATTCAACCGAGCTGGTGGAACCTTTATGATACAATCCCCCGATTTCGGATCGGTATTTTCACAATTCAAGCCCACCGTTTTATATCAGACGAAAACGGGCAATTTCGTCATTGTTACTAATCACACGTTGTTCTCCGCAAGCGAAGCTCCCGCGCAAAGTATTTCAGCAAAAGCAGCATATAAAGAAATCATCGAACCAGATTCATTCCATGAAAGTTCGACTATTAAAGTAGCCAAACCCGCTGTCCAAATAGTACAAACGAAGACATCGAATGTAGTATTTAAACCATTCGAATTATTCAACAAGGAAGAAGAAAGGGAAGGATTTAAACCACGATCAGTAAGGGAAATACGACGCGATAAACGAAAACGACGCGAACGACGACGTGAAGAAAACAGACTCAACGGAAACGCCGTATCAGGCGATACCGGCAGTGGGTCTTATATGGACTGTAAATTGCTAAATGATAATTCAAATGAAGCGTACGAAGACGTCGCGGTAGTTCCACTTAAAACAAATGTGTATGAGCGAGGGATGGTAACTTTCAGTCATTTTTTACATTTCTTTTTAGTCAGTGCTGGAGCAGGTCTTGGGTTTCCTAATTTACTGGTGACTATGTTTGTCCTGGATAATTTCAAGAACGGATTGGGGGTGTTTGTTGGGTTTTTCTCCTTCTTTTTATTCTTCCTCTTAGGATTGATTCTTATGATAATAGGGTTGGCTTCTCCTAAATACAAATCGAAGAAAAATAACAATAAGGGAATCAAAGACGGTTCCGTCTTAGCTACGATCGGGTTTTATTTCGTCCTCATTCATTGTTCATTCGCGTTGGGAATGTTCACGTTCAAAAAATTCGAGACACTTACCTACGATAATAAATTCGTTGCTATGTTTGATAACCGCAAGTTGAGTGCGAGTTCCTTTTTTTATATACTGGACGGTCTAAGAACAAAATCCAAACCAGAATAACCCACATACCAATGTGTTTCTTTCATAATATTATATACAAAAACAGTAAATATTATGAAAACTACGAAATCATAGATGCGCCGGCAATTTTATCCTGGACTGGTTTGAATGAAGACGTAGTACCCAACGCCGATTCACCTTTTCCAATGGGAGCCATTACCTGAATCACCTCTTCCTCCAAGGTCGTCACCACCGGAGGATTCATTTTCCGCATTTCTTCGTCTTTTTTCCATTGTGACGGAGAGTGGCGAATAAATCCTTTCGAAACCAATGCATTCTGGCTCCGGCGTAATAGTTCATATGCTACAAATACGGTGAGTATGGCTAAAACCGGAGTAGTATAGAATAACATGTACAGTGTTAAAATGATAATTAAGGCGATACTTATGTTACTATTTATATATTGGATTAAAAATGGTGGAGTGGGGACCGGGAAAATAAGATACAAAACGAAAACCGCAAACAATACAACTTCTAAAGGTGATATTGAATCAATAGACGGGAATTTCAACGACATATATAATATAAAGAGTATTTATATTTATTTAAGGGTTGTTTTGTCTAAAGTAATTATAATATTTAGCGAAAATATAGAATGAGTGAGAGGTTTTTCAACGACGACTTTGCTTGCCGTTTGGCGAATTTATCGGAAGTAGTACCAGAAAAGGAGGATTTATCGCATATGGCGAATAATCCGATCATGAGCCAAAATTGCAAGTACGAAAAGAAATTAGAAGAAGTCCAGCAGCAAGAAGGAAAATTAAGAGACGCTGACCAGCTGTATATTAAAGGGTGGATGCAAATCACGAATATTCTCGTTGGGTGTGTGATTTTAGGAACTTTAATTTATCGGCATACAACATAATCAGTGAGTAACAATGTCACAACTGAAAGCATTTGAAACCACTTTAACCGGCATTAGCGATAAAGCAGATAAGTTGCGAATGCTTGATGATTGTAAAAATGTTCGGAGTCCATTTAATGCAACACACTACTGTTATGAATTAAGTGGGAATATCGTAAATATAAATAGAAACACAACTTACAGTGCGTACACTGGTTACACTCCGTATAGTAATATAAATGTTTCAAGCCCACATGTCACTTTGACAGATATCTCTTATTCAGGTTCTAATCATAGAAGATATATATCATATAATAATATTCTTGGAAGCTTAGCAAGTAACGCATATATTTCGTCCGTAGACAAAATAACAGCATTATATCAAGATATAGAGGATTTAAGTGGTGGTCTGAATCGATCTGCCGATTTTAATTCGAATATCAAAGACAAGCACAAAACAATAAACGAATTACGGAGCGATCTCGACAATAGAATGAGAGAGATCTACAACCCCGAAGACGAAGATCCGTTCATATTACACAATCAGAGTATTTACATGACTTTATCCTGGACCATTTTGGCGACATCGGTTTTATACTACTTATTTGTAAAACTATGATATTTTATATAAGCAATAATATATAATATATATGGCCGCACCTGAATATTTCTTCTCGTTACCTTTAGCCAATTACAATAATACTGACGATAAAAAGGAGGCTTTTCAAACAGCCTTTGAAAGGCAGCTCGTGTTGATCAGTAATCTAAACACGAACCATAATGATATCTCTGGGTCCATTGTTACGTACGAAACAAAACGGAATGACTTGCTTACAAATTATCAGGATTTCAGCTCGAATTCCGAGATTGATCCAAGTCGAATATGGTTGGACAAAGAAGATAGACTGACCGATGTTTCCGACGGGGTTAAAGAAGACATTCACATAATGATCATGGAACAAAATAACGCGTATATAATCGGCATGATCACCTTGGCGACTGTTTTAATAACTACCTATTTAGTAATAAAAAAATAATTGTATATATCATATAAAATAAATGGGTATCGATAGTATTATAGATAATAAAGATTACGACAGAGTTACGGAATTGCAAAAATTTTCGCAAATGGTCGTGGAAGATGAAATAAAGCGATTGGACTCTAAAAAAAACAACATCGATTCGGTAGAAAGTAATAAAGCCAGAATGATTTTACTGAATCGATCGTACCAAGACAGGCAAAGACAGTACCTCCTTATTATGGTCCTTTTCGTATCGATCTTTTTGGCATGTTTGGTGATTGTTTTCTTGCAAGAACGTTTAGGGTACACTTCGGTAATGATGGATTTCCTCTTGGTGTTTGTCATTGGCATCGGGGGCATTTCTGCATTTTTCCTATATACGAATATTTTAAACAGAGACAAACTTGACTTTAGTAAAATGAACGAGGATGGACTTCTCCAGCCAAATGATATAATTGATTCCATCACCGCGGCGACCGATGTGGCTTCGGGCGATCTAATCCCTTTATCCGTAAAAGAATGTGTCGGTGCAGAATGCTGTAAGAATCCCGGGTATTCATATGATACCGTGAATAAGAAATGTAAGAAGGGTTAAAAAAATATATAACATCAAATTATATCACATGGCTGGAAATTTAACACAAAATAATGCTTATAATGTACACAGTGACATAGTTGATCCGGGTACAAAAATTAACGACTTATTGGTTTTGGAACAATCAAGGTTACTCCGTAAACAAACAGCAATCAAACCTTTATATGACACCAAACAAAGACAAGATGCCCAACTCAGAAGTATGACCCTACGAAAAAATGCGTATAATTACATGATATTGGTATCTGCGGTTGCCATCGGGGTCATTACGGCGTTATTCATTATTAAAAATAATTTCCCGGTACCAGAATGGCTAATGAATTTTTTACTTGTCATAACTATAGGGGGAAGTATTATCTATGTGTACATCTTGTACGAAGACGTGTTAAAAAGAGATATAGCTGATTACGAAAAAGTGGATTTTGGACTATTGATGGATGTCGATGAAGTAAAAGATCCTGATGCAACGGAGCAAGGTGTGCAATTAGGAACAGAAGCAGACTCAACCTCTACTCCTTGTGTAGGAGCAGAATGTTGTCCAGCTAATACAACATACTTCTCTGACAATATGTGCAAAGAATCCTTTTCAACAAGGACTCATCAAATGTCCTCCATTTCATCTTTTTCCCCGATGCCTTCATTTACTCCGGTCTAATATCTCATGACAATATAAATGCATCCATGGTCGATGAATAATCAAGAGAGCTTTACCAATACTATTCCCATTGGTGACGAGAATATTCTTGAATTGGCGAAAAACCAGAACAATGCGATGCGTAGGCGTTTTTCGACACAATATAGTAAGGTTGCCTATAAAACTAGTCAAATGGTTTATTTAAGCAATTATATTTTTTATTTGATATGGCTTTATTTTATTCTCTCGGCATTCTACTTAGGCATCCTTTTCGTCGGACCGAAGGCAAAGACCTTTAGCCCATATTACAAAATAGGAGTATTGCTCGTACTGGTTTTATTCCCTTATCTTGCCACTCCTGTAGAAATGTTCTTTTTGAAAATGGGTACGTATATAATAGAGACGTTGATCGGGAATGTATATGAGCGTCCGGATTTCGAGTATGTCATAGATTACAATGCAATTCCGAATCTGTTTTCGTATTAATTTTTATATTGCATAAAGTATAATTTTCCCCGCTTATTATGATGGAAGTGACATTTCCGACCTCCACGACATCTTCTGCATTACCGACCGCTTCTACGGGGAAAGTGATCATCACTTATCTTCCGACAGATGCAGTATCGTGGCAATATTCTATAAATAGTGGGTCGGTTTGGATATCCATGAATAACACAACCATTCGACAGTTTTCTTTGAGAGAAGCCGTATATATCATTCATGCCATTCAGGTCAAATATAGAGATGCTTCGGGAAATGATAGCGTACCAATCTCTAACGCGAATCAAATCACGATTGACTACAAGACGAATTATACACCGACTCTTCCTACGACGACGACTGCGACTAAGGTGAAATTAGATGCTTTTTCCACGGTAAATTTAATGGATACTTCGATTGTGGGAAATAGTCCTATTGAAAAACGATTATTCACGTCTATGATGATGAAGAGTTTGTTTTCTTCCAATACGGCCCAAAATCAATTAGTACTAAAGATCGGTGGAATCCTTCCTGGATTTTCCGATTCTCTCACAGAAGAAGTCATGCTGATCAACGCCTCTTCTGATGTCTCCAATAACCGTATAAGTACATTGAACCTGACAGATATATTTAATAAATTCTTTTATATACTTCTGGAGTCGGGTGATTCTCTCACGATACATTCCTTGACGGATACAGTACTCATTTCGAAAATGGGAGACGTATTTACCATCACCACTACACAAAATGGGATTCACACGGCGGTAGTTGGAGATTTATATTCATATGATGGTCTCGTGGTTATTCTCGGTAGTGTGTATGGAACGATCGTGGCTCCAAATATCAACGTGGTGTTACGTGCAATGAATAGTCAAATAGGAATGAATACTTCGGCGGAAATAATACCGGATTATTACGCTACTTCCGTTCTCACTTCTGATGCATTACTTACTTTGACTACCAATGTTCCGGCAACGGTATTGCAATCGACTTTCTTTTTCCGCACGGATTCAGATATGACTCCGGATTCTTCTTTCTGCTATTTTTACGTGGATAAATCGAAATGGACGAATCTTCAAACCGCCATTAATCCGAAAAATGGAACAATCACTGGAAATGGTTACGTATTGAATGACAATATAAGCAAAGATTTCATCCGTGATTTGGCCAGGCAGTTATTTGGGACGTATAAAGTCGCGGATTTATTCACGAATGAAAACGAGATCGTGTCGGATATACATACGAAATGTGATGGTGTGGCACTGGCGATAGATTCTCTTATGACGAGCATTGACAAGACCACTGGGACTTTTTCGGGAATGTTACTGGATTCGTCGGGAAATAAATATTTCAACGACAACAATACGACCAGTAACATTTCACGCGAACTTTTCAACGAGTTAATGACTTTTGCGCCGGAAAGATTTGCGGATTTGAAAAACAATTGGACGTATTTACAAGATGGGTTTTATAAACTGCCTATTCTACCTGGGGATGTTTTTACGTTCAAATTAACCCTTTCTCCCGCGTCTGATCAATTGACGAAAGTGCCGACCGGAGTAGCAATGACAACTCGAAGTTATACAGTGGTTCTGAATATTAATTGATTTCCCAAAAATGAAATTTAAAATCATTAAATGCCTTTTTTAATGATTTAGTCCCGCTCAAATAATAATAATTATCTGTATGAAATATATATTTGTGGATGAGTACGTTAAATTACGACGCATCTTTTAGTTCATTTAGCGATAATATACAACATGTGTTGTTCGTCGATTCCGCCATTGAATCCTTGGCGCAATACAGCAATGCTTCTACCCTGGTTATTGGGTACGACACCTTTTCAACCACGGCGGACGTATTCACATTTCTTCGCAGTTGGTCTTCGTCGTCTAAATTGTCTAGGATTGGGTTTGCGTTCCATTATTACAGAGGAGATTCGACACCATTTATGAACGAACAAGCGCTGTTCTACGACACTGATTTAATGTCGCCAGCAACATATTCCCAGAACGTGCAGTTTATGATAGATATTATCCGTGAATTCCCCTTGACGAATATCGATTTTCTTGCATGCAGTACCTTGCAAAGTGATAAATGGAGACAATACTATCAATTGCTTCTCTCAGAAACTGGAGGTAAAGCATTGATCGGCGCGTCAAACAACAATACGGGAAACTTATTATATGGCGGTGACTGGGTGATGGAAAGCACGATGGAAAATATCCGGGACATATACTTTACCACCGCGATTGCGGATTACGCCTATTTATTGGTGGCGGACTTTACCGTAGGCGGAGTTTTGTATAGAGACCAAGGAGGAAATACGTTATGGGCCAGAAGTTTTACCAATTCTAATTCTCTCACGCATTTGGATTTACCAGCTTCTGTCACAAATGGCGGGATAACCTATTCTGTCACTAGTATAGGTGATGGTGTCCCAGCGAGCGGGTTTACGCAGGGAAGTACAAGTCTAGTAAGCATGACATTTCCAAGTACGTTAGTGACATTTTACTCTTTCACATTTCGCTCGTGTTATATTCTTGAGTATGATTTAAAGAATACAAAAATGGTGACATTTCCCGCGCAGTTTGCACACGGTTCGTCGGGATACATATTAAAACTACCGTACACGTGTACAACCTTAGAACACGATAGTTTTAACATGCAAAGACCGGGAACACCGTCATTAAGGCTTACCCTTCCGGCGAGTATAGCAACGATTAATGGTACGCCATTTTATCACTCAGCTAATAAAAACGTCGGCGCTAACCACTATCTCCAACTTGCAGAATTAATCATGTATGACGCAACCCAAAACTACTACAAATACGTGGCCTCGATTCCAAATGATATATTATACGGAACAACCCAAACTGCAACTTTGAATAACATTATACTTGGATTCAATGCCAATAAAACAAATAGTGCTTTATGGGTACTATCTATCATCACCTCGGTTTCTTTTCCTTCTTCTACAACTACAATTAACAAAGTGAATACGATAGCAGTGAGTGCCGATGCTTCAAATGCTGCGTCTGTTAGATATTCTTTGAACGGCGGAACTACATATATCACAAATACCGCTACACCAAACACTTCTATCGCCTTACCCGATGGAACATATGCGAGTAATGCCATAAAGGTTATTTGCACAAGTTCTACCGGAGCTGACAGTACTACTTTTACCAATACCTCGGCCATCACAATAGATCTCACCGGTCCAATCGGGCTTACCGTGAGTTATCCGTCTTCTACTACCCTTCTTAACCGATTACAGTCGGTGACAATCACCTCGCTTCCGTCAGATGCAGTATCTTGGGAATATTCGGTCAATGCCGGATCTACTTGGACCGTGCAAACTATCTCAGACTCATATTTCACGCTTCCTGAAGGTAATTATCCAGTAAATCATATAAGAGTGAGATGCGCCGATTCATTAGGGAACTACAGCGCGGAAAACTCCAATTCGTCTATTATTATAATTGATTTTACCGGTCCGGATGCCAGTTTTGTGGTCGCGTTCCCTACTTCTACTGTTTCAACCGTCGTTCAACCAGTCGATGTGGGTACCGCGTATATTACTAATATTCCAACAGACGCAGTATCTTATGCATACTCGGTAAACAATGGAGTTTCATGGACGAGTAAAGTAAAAACAGGTTCGTCTGCGCAATTTACGCTTGGAGAAGGGGTGTATCCGATTGGACACGTGAAATTTCTATGTACAGATACAGCCGGAAACAACAGTGTGACCAAATCAAACTCATCTATAATAAACATAAGCTATCAAAGTGATCTGACACCTACTATTCCCACCACGGCGACGGCAAACGGTAAATTTGAATTAAACTCAATATCTACATTGGATCTGACTGATACGTCAGTTATAGGAACGACTATTACAGCCAACCGAGATTTCACATCGTCAATGATAAAGAGTTTATTTTCTGCAAACACGGGTCAAAATAAACTGATCCTGAAACAAAACAGTATTCTTCCCGGATTTTCTGCAGCTCTTACGACGGACGTTTTCCTATTCAATGCCTCTGCAAAAGTGACCAATTCTCAGCAAGTAAGTTTTACCCGGGATGATCTGGTGAGCAAAAATTTCTATATCGTACTTGATAGTGGAGATGCGATGACGATGGCAACGATCAATGATACTGTATCCATATCTAAATCTGGCAGTGTGTTTACGATTACTACCGGTGCAGGGGTCACCACATCTGCATCGAGTGGCGAATTTTATTCATACGATGGCCTCCGTATAACTCTCGGCAGTATTTACGGTTCTCTTATGCCTCCCACCGTGAATTTCGTTTTACCAGCACTGAATCGTCAGTTTCAGCTATCTACCGGAAGTACCATTCCCAGTTATACCCCGACTCTCACCTCTGATGCAGTCATCACTCTCAATACATCCGTTTCCGCCAGTGTGATGCAAAACACTTTCTTTTACCGCACCGATCGCGATATCACCCTGGATGCTTCTTTCGTTTACTACTATGTGGATGCATCCCAATGGACGAATAAAAGTACGGTGCTTAATCCCAAGAACGGGGTGGTCACCACGAATATGTATGTCTCAAACGACGGAGTTGGAAAAGATTTCTTGAGAGATCTTGCCAAGCAATTATTCGGTACCTATCTGGGTGCGGATTTATTTACCAACGAAGATTCGGTTATTACGGATGTAAATGCGAAATGCGACGATGTGGCGACATATGCAGTTGCATTAGTAAATAGTATAGATAAGACAGTAGGAACTTCGACTTTATTGAAAACCGATTTATCGGGAGCGAAGTATCTGGACGACAACGTTTCTACCAGTAATATTTCTCGGGAATTATTTAATCAGTTAATGACGAGCGCACCTACTCGTTTCAATGATGCCAAACTACAGAAATATAACACAGAAGAGGACGGATACTATAAATTACCTATTTTCCAAGGCGATACAATCACGTTTAAAATGACTATTTCGCCTTCGGCAACTCAGACCACAGCAGTACCAACTGGACCTACTGCATTACTGAGTAGAAGTTACACAGTGGTAATGAACGTTGGAGCTTAGGGAGCTTAGATTATTATAAAAAAAATCTTATAATAATAACCTTAAATAATAATTAAGAAAAAGCTATATAACTAAGCCGATAATTCAGACGTCGTTGTTCCGGCTTCGCTATTGGTTTCATGCGTAGTGAGGCTCTGTTGTCCGATCGTATCATATTCTATTTTAATCTTCACATCCAGCCAACAATTCGAAACACATGCACCGAATGCTTTGTCCATGGTATTGAACAATTCTTGCTTCTTCCCAGAAATCTTCTCGCGATAGTTGGCAAAGTACCATTCGTTGAACGATTCGAGGACATTCGTTTTCTTCAGACGATTCCCCGGGCATTTCTCGATCTTGTCGGCAATGAATTCCGCTAGATAATCTTGGCCCTTCTTATACTCCATACTATATTCCTCGACGATCTTGCAGATTTTCAACGACCCCTGATTCACAAACGCCTTTTCCACCAGCAAGGAAATGAAAATCGGCGCCCACTTCGCGAATTTATCGTCGAAATCCTCTTCTTTTTTGAACTGATACTCTTTCGTGGGATCTGGCGTATCCACGAATAGAGAAAGGAATTTCACCACGCGGATTCTTCGCCAGGTACCATGATCTCGACTTTTCACCGGAAGATAATGATTCGCCATAATGACGCTATGTACCTGAGGCAGAAACGATTCTTCGTCTTTAAACAATCCTCTGTATTTGATACGATCCGTTCCACTCGTCAGCGCTTTCATCGGCCCTTCATTCAGTTTTTCCCCCTCCGACGGTTCTGCGGTCACGGCAAATCGAGTACCCAATAGACAAAGTAGTTCTGGAGTCGCCTTTCCACGAGAAGGTCGTTCATTGACAAAGAAGGAAACATCCAATTCCGTCGCATAATCGCCCAAGATCAGTTGAATCAGTTTGACCAACATAGATTTTCCGTTTTGTCCCACGCCCGTATAATAATGCAGACATTGAGTTTTCGCTGTATCGCCAATAATCACCGAAGCCAAATGGTTCCACATATATGCACATAATTCCGGAATGGGAAACAGTTTATCGAAATATTCCTGGATTTCCACGATGATCTCTCGATCTCGCTCCCGATCTCTATTTACCGGAACGTAATCGATTTGCGTACATTTTGATATATAATCTTCCGGATACCCTTTACGAAACCGTTTTTCCTTGAAATCAATGACGCCATTACTGAAACAAAGAAGATATCGATTCTGGTCTAATTTTTTCTCGAAATCCTTGTCGTAAAACTGCTCCTTACATTCGCGCATGAAATTATCTTTCTCGTGCGTATTTCCTAATCGCGTGGCAATTCCGATAAACATATTGGCGCGAGCTTTCAGAAGCTGATGTTCTTCATTTTCCGTATCTACTTCTCCGTCCGGCGTTTTGATCTGGTGTGCTTTTTCCCACAGTTTCGTGGATTTCGCAATATATAATCCTCGAACTTGGGTTGATAATATATTTCTCAGTGTCGTCCCGGAATCGTCCTTCGACCAATAGCTGCCGTTAAATACATACCACGAATTCGATTTAATTCCGCACGCGATAAACAGTCCTTTTTTCAGGTGATAGACTACGGTGGCAATATCATAGTCGCTACATCCGGTTCCTTTTCCTTTCTTTGTCAATTGCTCTAAAGACAATCCTCCGATGGTTTGGTCCAAGTAAAAATCGACCGTGTTTTCATGGACTTTCTGGTATTTCTCCGGCGCGTCGTGTTTTGACCAATACATGAGACTCAGCCGGGTCACGCCGAATTCCGGTTCTTGAATCCATCTCATCCAATGATCGCACATAGTTCCAATATCTTTGGTGAAATCAAAGGAAGAAGACTGGGCACTGAACACAACCCATCCAATCAATAAATAAATCGACGTATTGCGGAGAGCGAAACCGACTTTAATCCATTTGTTATACGATCCAGATCCATAGTACGTTTCCGGCAACGTCATGGCGAATTCAAATGCTTCTCGGATTTCGTATTTCGTCGGCTCTAAATGATCGAGAAATACGTTTTTCAGCGTCTCCAAATCGTCTTTATTCCGGATTTGCCGAATCGTATTGATAGGTATTTGGTACATTTCGTCGCCTCCCACCATTCCCATATTTTTGGTTGTATTGGTGGGCGTCGGCGACGCCGGTTTTTTATTCATGTCCTGGAACTTTTTGATATCGGCCAAAGCGGACTCTTTTGGTAAAGATAATTTAGGCAGGGACTGGTTACGAACGAACAACTGTTTGTAGTACTGTTTATAAAACGCCTCCACCTGTTCCGCCTTTTCCACCAAAATGATCTTGCTCCATGTATTTTTATCCGTATCGAAATTCACGTTATATGCAAGAGTTACGTCATATGGATATTTATCATCCGGTTTCATGGAAAGCGGAGCCAGCCAGCCATTCGTGCCGTTGGAAATGGATGAATCAAACACATCTTCAAACCCATTCGAAATCGGCAATGCTTTCCACATATCGATTTTCTGCACGGCGTCGATGATTTTCTGCCGGAAATATTGATGGTAAATCATTTCGATGGAAATGGAAAACAGTAAATGGATTCCGTCTTTGACAATCACCGTGCTATTCGGTTTAGTCACTGTACGTGGAGCAGGTTTCTCTTGTACCGCAACGATAAAGTTGATATCATCGTCCATTTCAAACGTGTCGGAAAGAAGGGTAAGCACGCATTGCACTAATTCATTTATATGGTGGGAGGTATATTGTCGGGTAGTGTGCTGGTCTAAAAACTGTAGATCGACGTCGAGCAGTAAAGGCCCACTGTCCGCGTTTTTGAAAATAAGTTGTCTCTCAATAATATTACAAAAGCGTCTCGGTTTGATCACGTCTTTGTAATAAAGTTTCATGTACTGTTCGTATTTGTCATTCGGAATGTGGAATTTTCTCTTGATTGTTTTCCCGAATTCTGTATGTGTGAGCTCCTGAGTACTCTCTTTTTTCAAAGCATGGTGCGAGAGGAACTGTTCTAATGTCTCAAATGTTACGGCCTTCATGTTTCTTTATAGTGCTAAAATATATTTATATTCCTTTTCAATTTTATGCGAATCCATCTTTCTACAAAAAATTGAAAAGTAGTTTAAATGTATAGGTATTATATACTCCACCATGTCGGCCGTTCAAACTATTCGTTTCTGTGAGGTCTGTGATAATAAATTCTATCATCAGGTCAGCGATGATTCGTTGATTTATTTCTGCCGCGTGTGTGGGAACGTCGATAAATCCATCAGCCACGAAAACGTATGTGTGCTGAACATCCAGTACGACCAAGAAGACAACAATAAACCGTTTGAACATTTCGTGAATAAATACACAAAACACGACCCAACCTTGCCGCATATTATTCTTCCGTGTCCGAATGAAAAGTGCGCGAGCAATAAAGAGAATGCCGATAAAAAGACGGATGTCATTTATATTCGATACGATAACAATTTTATGAAACATTTATACATGTGTGTGACGTGCGATTTCATATGGAAGTCGAATGAATAAATCGATAGTAGATATTCCGCGCAAAATTGAAATATACCTTTTTAAAGTATTTAGACAAAACAAACGTATTATATATCATCATCATGTCAAAGTTTTCCGCGATTGGCACGAATTTGGAAGAGAAAGACGGAGAGGGAGAGGAGTCGGTTGTGTCTGACGATGATAGCGAAAATGATAGTGAGTACGAAGATAAGGAAGACGATGTGGAAGACGCGGCAGACGAGGAAGAAGATGCGGAAGAAGACGAAGATGCAGAAAACGACGATGCAGCAAGTGTGAATTCCGCAGATATCATGAATATAAAAAATGCACTGGCAGGAGAGGATGACGAAACGATTCTGAATGTGGGAGCACATATAGAACCGGATCTCGACGAAGAAAACGATACTTCTTATCAAAAATTAGAAGATTACATGATTCTTACGGATTTAGAAAACATGCATCCCGAATCTCAGTGTATTAATTTCGACGAAGTCGCCGCACTGACGAGAGTAGTTCGAGATGCAAATTCGAAAATAATAGATCCGCTTCACAAAACTGCACCGTTCATCACCAAATACGAAAAGGCGCGAATTATAGGTGCGAGAGCGGAGCAGATTGAGCGCGGTGCCATGCCTTTTGTACAAGTCGATTCGCATATCATTAACGCGAGAACGATAGCCATGATGGAATATGATTTGAAAATAATACCATTTATTATCGCACGACCGCTACCGAATAAAACGATTGAATACTGGAAATTGCAGGATTTAGAGTTTCTTTAATCATTAAGATTCTGTTAACAATTTTTTTTAGCACAAATGATTACAAGCATATATATAGATAACATGTGAGGATACAGATAAAATAAATAGTGAGAGTTAAATCTGATTCATATTGGTCGTGCAGATAATATATATCGTTCATTTTTATTTATATTTTAATACAATTAATATCTTTTTCAATAGACTCAAACTTAGAGTCCTCCTGCGCGAAAGGTAAAACGTCGTCCACTATATTACGATCTTCGCAGACAATATAGATCAACTTCGTATTAGGATCCCAGTCACTTTCATAATTTCCGAGTGCGTTCAAACTTCGCATATGAGGATTATGCAGATCATAATAAGTACAACACTCTTTTTTCGTTGGAAATTTCGCTTTCATGAATCCAATGTGTTTAC